TTGGTGGCTTGGGACGCATTGCTTCTTTTAGCGATTCGCCCACTGGAGTAATCCTCAAATGCGGTTCATTCAGAGCATTGTGATCCAGCCACTTTGCGTCTTCTGCAAGTTGCTGGTCAGCGCCCCAGCGGGCGGCTTGGGTGGCGACGTGCAGATCGTTGGCTGCCACTTTCACTGGCGTGCCTTCGTGCCAGATCTGGGCAATCCATTGCTCCACCAGCTCTGGCGGCGGAGTGATCGGGTTGTCAGTTGTCATGGTTCGGTTGGGGGGTGGGGTGTGATAGAGCTTGACGTAGGCACCGTTGTGCCACGCAATGCGAGCAATGGATTTGGCGTGCTCTTCGTGGTCCTGGCCTGGCAGCGGTGGCATTCCGCTGCCTTCATTGAACCACCACCGATCGAATGCTTCGTCTAGAAGCTGTGTGTCCTTCTCAGTCAAGACACCACTCCGGCAAATCAATTGCCTCTTGGATTTCATCTCCATAGCCAGGCCAGATACCAGACGAAATGCACTCTGCAAGAGTTTCCATCGCCTCTTCGTAACGACGACGACCGGCAGCAATAAGCGCATCGGATGCCGGGTAAACAGCAACGCAATACGGACGAGAAGATTCTACTGCAATTGTAATAAATTGCTCAGCACCAATTGCGTCAATATTCCACGCAGACTGAACGTGATAATCGTAGTTTACGATTGATCTTGAAAACTCGTTTCTCTTTGCGTCGATGGTTGTTTTCAGATCAACAACAATTCGGCGATCCTCGGTGTGGTAGTCAGGTCGCGTCTTGCATTGCAAGCCCGTGGCCGGATCGGTCCAGGTGTAGGAGGCCTCGCGCCTGCCGGGCATCTCAAGCAGGAACGAGGCTGCGGGGTGGCGCCTGACGGAATCGGCCATTCGCCGAACTTCATCGGCGTCGCCAGGAGAGATCAGCAGCTTGCCGGCGCTTTTCTTGTCGAACTCTGCCCACCAGTCGCGGCGAGAGCAGGCGTCAAGCCAGGCGTCGTGGGCCTTCGTGCCGGTCTTCGCCGGTTGCACCAACTGCTTCTCGGTCGGCCTGTTGGGGGCATCCTCGGGTTTCACTGCGATGGTGCTGTCCCACAGCTCAGGCTCCAGTACCGCCGTGTGCAACGCGGTGCCTTTTTTCATCGCATCGGTTGGCTTTTGTTTTTCACGATCTGACGCCAGATACTTATCAAAATAATGAAGCGGGCTCCTTTTGAGAACTTTCAGCTTGCTTGGGGAAACCGCGTCAATCGCGTGGTAATCCTCGTTGCTGAGACCTGGGTGATAGGTAAGTTGAACGGTCAAGGCAAGTGCTCCTGTTTGTGTGATGGATGATGAGCAGTGCTCAGCTTAGTGCGTTTTCGGTTGCTTGTAAAGAGTTAATTGGCTATCGCGTATAAAGCATCACGCCCCCTCAGCGCCGAGTTTCGCGATGAAGAAGCCCACCGGGTCTGAGCTGGCGAGTGAGTTCATCAAAAATCACCTTGCGAATGAGATACTTTTTTCTGCGTGATTGACAGGCCTGAACTAAGAGCTGGATTGAGCCGACAAGAAAAGTGCCAGAAAGAAATCCAAAAACAAATAAATCAGACATCACAGGCCTCCAGTTGTTTATCAGCGGAAGAAATGGCGAATTTCAATTTGTTTTGAGCGCAGGAGATTAGCTCTACACATTGAATTGTTGCATACGGCAGCCCTCCGGCTGGTATCGTAATTCGATGTGATGCAACTACAAATAACTTGTTTTGGCAAAAAAACTTATACCCAGGCAAGGAGTCATTGAAACAAAGTTCAATTGCGTGCGGGGTAGTCGGAACCAACTCAGCCTCAAACTTGTTTCCACCAGGATCAACCAAGATAGTGCGAAGATGCCAGTGCTCAGAAAGGTGTCCTGTTTTTTCAAAAAGTAAAGCCATTAGGTAGTCCTGAAAAAATTAAAAATAAACTGATTCTCGCTACTGCGAAGATAGACAGCAGACTTCATCTTGTTTGAAGCAATTGGAACCTCAATTTGATGCGAATTTTTATAGCTCGATGGGAGCTTCATCCCGCAGGCGGGACCACCAATAAGCTGAACGCTTTGTTCAATATTCGTTAGCATCTTGCTCTGTAATCTGGTTTTTTAGGTCTTGAAGCTGTTGCTTGACAAAATCAAGCTCCTTGCGAAGACGGCTGATCTCCTCATCTTTTCTGTCGACTACTTTTTTGTTTGAAACAAAAACTTCTGGAGTTGCAATTTCAAAAGAATCGCCGAGAATGCAATTGCTTTCCGGTACGACAATTGCAACCTCTCCGGCATCAGACGCTTCTTCTGTTATTTTTGAGCCAAGTTCAATTGTGATTTTTGGCTTAGAAATTTCAAGAGTTTTCCAGCCCCTGTTCAGAAAAACAGCATTCTTCTCAAACATTCCAACAAGACTTGGGATCGACTTGCCAGCTCCCTCTGCCGGAATGTAAATAGCAATTTCAGTGGCGCCGTTGGTCTTGATAAGTGCAAACATTGGTTGATGTGTGTTGATGGGCTCAATAGGGGTGCGAAATTTGCTAGTTCATGGCACCTCTAGCTCATTGGCTTTCTTAAATAAGCGAGATTTTATGCAGTCAATTTTATAGTCAAAGCGTCTTTCAGAACTGCGCTGAAGCGTAGCTCGTTTAGTTTTAAGAGAAACAATAGCATCCTCAATTTGACAATCAAAATTGCTAATCATTTCGGCAAGGCGCTCCTCCGAAGTGACGGGGATTAAGTAGTGGCGCAAATTGTCGAAGTGGGGAGAGCTGTCATCTATCTGGCAGCAAGCGGCCAAGATGACAGGAAGTTCTTTGAGAGTACAGCTTCTCAGTTTGAAGCGACTAAATGAGTAAAGCATAAAAGAGTCTAAGAGCGAAAAGATTAAAGGATGAATTCAAGGTAGAATCAGGCAGTTTCATCAATCGGAGCGTCGTCGCCAAAAAGCTCTTCAGCCGCATCGGCAAGTTCGCCGATTGAGTTCTTCGCGCTCAATTTATCAACTTCAGGCGCGGGAATAACTTGAGCACCCTTGCTGTTTTTGCCTTGGTTAAACATCGTTACATGAACAGCGGTTACGGCTTTCATCAGTGTTGTTGCCTTGTTTTCAGGAATTTGATCGAACTCCTGTGATTCCGTAATTGCAAGAATAGTTTTGATCCCATACTTTGTAATTCCAAGGTCAGTCAGTTTGTTCATCAATCGCTCGGTCACAGGAGCAACCGTGGGATCGGGCTGGCTGCCGGCCCCTGAGGCGGCTGGAGCAATCACAACAGGGCGACGCTCCCGACGCTCGCCCCAGGTGGCTTCCTGGCGCCCCTGGGCGATGCTCTGACCGCGTGCGGGCGAAGATCCGCCGTCTTTCCCGAGAACGGCATCCAGGGCATCGTGTTCAACGATTTCCATTGCCGTAACCCACAGGTAACGACGAAGATATGTTTGCACTGCGCCAAGATTTTGAATGTCGTGAGCGCCTTTCAGTGAAGCGCTTGACATTGGCGAGTAAAACGAAATTACTTCGGTCGGGTTTTCGCAATCGTAAATTGCAAGGATGGCCCTGTCTTCGTGATAGGAAACAACGCCGCATAGGCCAAGGTCGTAGAAGATTTTTTGTACCGCAGGAAGAAAGTCTCCAAGCTCAAAGTAATAGTATTTAGCAAATTTATTCTCACCGCTCTTCTTGATCTCCATGCTCTGCAGCGTGATGCGTGCAGTCATCAGCTTGGTGTAAACAGACATGCTTTGTGGTCGGGGACGAGTGGACAACCTGCAAGGTAGCATGGCTTTGCACGGTCCGTCAACCCCCTTACCTGCAAAATGCCAACCAGAGCAGCCACCAGCCTTAACCGCATTCTGCGCGTAACGGTCAACCTGCTTTTTGAAAAAGGAGAAAGCGTTTCTGCTATTGCAGGACTGATGCAGGGTTTTGTTGATAGGCGAATGATTCAGGAATGGTATGAAAAATACTGTCAGGTAAATGGAATTGCAACCGAAGAAAATTCAGATTACAAAAATTTGACAAGAAGAATTCCGGTTGCACCTATCAATTTCGAGGCTATCACTCTTGATGAGCTTGAAAACAAAAAAGAAAGTAATTCATGGAATGAATTTTAGCGCTTAGGCTTTTTGATTTCTTCCAAGCTTGCTTTTCTTTTTCTTTTTTGCAGCTTCTTCTTTTTTTAAGTCTTTTGGCTTGACCCTTGGATTGTCAAGAATATGAAGAACGGTTTCCGCATAGCCAGGCGGAGTCAGGTCATCACGCAATGTAAAAATTGATGTCCAGTTTGGCGCTGGGCTAATTCTTGGACGGGGCGCCTGCTCTTCCATTACTGCCTGCGCGAGCTTTCCATGACCAGATTATGACTTGCTAGTGCCGTAAGGGCAACTCCACCATACGAGTTAATTTCAAACAACAAAAAATCTTTGAGATGATAAACAAGTTTTCTTCTCCAGTATTGCAAGGCTACAACGGTAAACTTTTTAAGCACGATACGGCTTTTGTTGATTGAGATAATCGAAAGAAGGTGCTCACACTTATCAATCGCCTTGTGTGTAGTGTTTTTATATTTAATAAACTCGCTGTATGTCAACAATTCAAAGCATGGAGTTGACATCGAAATAAAAACAAGATTTCGTATTTCCGCAAATTCAGAACGTATGTCAATCTGCTGTCTAACGGCTTCTTTGATTTTTCTTTGACGCTGCAACGGCGAAAGAAGATGAAGTTCGTTCGACCTTACGAACAAATATGAATTGCCAGCAAAGCCAGCATCCAGGCGAGAAAGCTTCCATTTTTCTTCGCCTACAATAATTGTATCGCCGCGATGCAGGTGCTCTGGTGGATGAAAGCTGCTACCGAAAAAGCAAAGTATTGCATGATCATTCCACCTGCATTTATCGTCTTTGTCTCTAAAGCAAATTGGACAAGGATTTCCACGAGAGGAATGATGCATTAGCGAACAGTGCCGTATTGAAGGTAGAAATTACATTTTGTCGTACCAAGCCCACTATGGCGGTTTTTCAACGCAATAATTTCAAGTTCTTGAGAACCAGTGTCAATATCTCTGTAAAGACCAAAAACGCAATCACTGTCTTCTTCAATGCGACCACTTCCTCTTAGATCACTCAAGACTGGTCTTTTATTTGTTCTTTTTTCTGTTTCTCTATTTAGCTGACACATAAGCATTATGTCCATCGAAAGCGTAACCGATAGATCCTTTAACGTCATTGTTATGTCGCCAAGTGCGTCAACTGGATCTTTGTGCTTTCTTGATCGCACCAGGCCAAGGTGGTCAATGCAGGCGACTGCAAGCGATGGATCACGTTTTTTCAGCATTGTCAGGTGTCCTGCAATTTGATCAATAGTTCTCATCGAATCATATATTTGTATGTTTTTAGAGATATGCCCACGAAAACTTTCAATTCTTTCAAGCTGATCACCGGAGAAACTTCTATTTGCAAATTGCTTGATTCTTATGCAGTTGATAAGCTTGCCTTGCGTTTCAAGTTGATAGTTGAAATCGTGAATGCAAAGCAATCTTTGCAGCATCTGCCTTTTGGGAACTTCCAGCGTGTAAAACACAGACTTGTATCCATGACTCGAAATTCCCTTTACAATTGAAACAGCAGTTGCTGTTTTGCCAACACCGGGCCTGGCTGCAATTGTAACTAGCTTTCCGCAAATGGTATTTGCGTTAATCGCAACACCACCAAGCATTTGCGAATCAAAAGCTTCAATAGAAGAAGGGGCGACAAGGGGAATTGATTCATCAACTGGTGTCAGAAGTTCATCAACAAAGATTGATTCTGTTACCTCGCCCTTTTTGGCTACTTGATGAATTGAGTTACTCCAGGTTTCCGCAGCATCCTGCAAAACTGCCTCAACTTTTTCAGGAAGCTCTTCCAGATTCCCTTTTGCAGTAAGCAGCGCATCTGCTTCTAGCAATAACGCCTGGACCGCTGGCTTTGCTTTTACGATACGCCACTGAGAAATACAAGAAGATTCAAGTGCCTCAAACGAAAGAATTGTCTCTCTTTCAATTGCAAGACAATTTTCGATGCAGCGCTCCGCCCACGGAGATTGCTCTCCAGACATTACCTGCGCAATAGAAGCAACTCTTTCTTTTTTGATCCTCAGGCCGTTTTCAACACCTGCTTCGAGAGCGCAATGAACAATACTTGTGTATACGGTTTTTCTATTTTCATCAAAGAACCAGCTTTCGTCAACTAACGCAAGAACTTCCTGCAGTAACTTGCTGTCAAGGCGTGCAAGGCACCATCCAAGATAAATTCTCTCAAAAACGCTTTCATCCCATAGCTTGATTGAGTTTGCAAATTTCTTCTGGCTTGAGGGAGAGGACGAGATGGAGTTCATCTAAAAGTGCAAGTAGGTGTGTGTCGTCTAGGCTTGTGTTGTCGATTTCCTCTTTTAGTTCGGAAATTCGACGCACGTGTTTTGCAAGAAGATCAGAACGAGAAGCCTCCATCTTCGCCTCCGCATTCACTAACTTCATCAATTGCAAGCGGGCGATACGAAGGATGAGTTTCCATGTTTACAGGAGGGCGTGGTTGAAAATAACTGTTCTGTCCTCCAGGTACAAACTTTTTATCTTTAGCAAGTTTTTGTATGTAATCAGTGTAACCAGCAAATCCAAGAGAAACCCAAGACTTTGTTGAGGCGTGCTCGCAAAATTCTTTAAGCACATCAAGCTGTCTGGCAAGTTCAAGAGCAGACACAGTTTGCTTTGTTAGCACTTGTGTTGCTCGTTGCTTATGGACAAGATACCTGCAGGTCCACCAGTCTTGAAGGTAGCCGCGATACGGCTCTGCATACACTGGAAGCTCAGGCAAAATTTTTGGATCTAATTTCTTATTTTTATTTTTACAACCCAAGGGAGGCAGGGTGGGCCGGATGGCCGACCTGGCGCCTTCTGGTTCTTCTTCTTGGTTCTTGTTCAATGGTTCTTGTTTAGGTGCATCTCCTGCACCTAAGAACGGTCGATTTTTGCACTTAGGGTCGCGATTTTTGCACCTAGGCTCCCCCCTAAGTGCAGATCCTGCACCTTGCTCTGGACCCCCTTCGAGCCCCTGGTTTTCGAGGTTATTTTCAAAAGGAGAGCTGTAATTCCATATTTTCAGTGTGTAGAGATTGGTCTTTCTTTCGCCATCCTTGTACCGAGATGACTTTGTAATTAGTCCTTTTTCCTGAAGGGTTTTCATTACCTCGATGATTGTTCGCTTGCAAATTCCTGTCATTGCGCACAGTCGCTCAATGCTCGGATAGACGCCCTGATCTTCTTTCATTCCATCCGCAAAGCTTTGCAGTGAAAGTAAGACGACAATTTCCTTTGAAGAAAGCCAGTCAGGTGTTTCAATTTGCTTTTTAAGTATCCAAGAAGGAAATGCGACGAATGGATACTGACTCTTGAACTCAGCCATTTCGCCTCCGATTATTTAGTGGTTTGTGAGCCAAGATCCTCCAGCAACTGTTGCTCCGCCTGGTGGATCTTCAAACCCTTTTCAAGAAGTGAACAGCAAAAACCGGAAAACGACTGATACTTTGATTGTTTTGTCTCAAGCTCAGATAGCAGCTCGTCTGGAAGCGAAATCGAAAGCCTGGCCATGATTCCTGAGTGTGGTGCCAACCGATCATACTCGATCCCACGAGATCCGCAAGATTAAGAAATCTTTCATTCCTGCGTGGCCGGCACCACTGCTACTTACTTGCAATCTATTGCGTCGCCGAATTGCCTCTTACATAAACAGGTTTCACCCATTTCACAACTCTATCAGTTCTTCCTTTATTTACGAGGTATGAGTGCCAGTGCCCTCTTCTCCAATGAGCCCTAACAGAAGACTTTGTTTCTTCAGTTTTTTTCCTGCCTGAGTCGTTTTCTCTTAGATACCTAAAGCCTTTCCCTATCCATGTTACGCCAAGAGCTGATTTTTCTTTTGATCCTCCAAAACCCCCTCCGCGATAGAAACAGTTTTTATCTGTTTCAATAAGTTCGGGCTCGTATAAATGCACCAAAAGCGAGTTGACCGCAATTCGCATGATCAATTCAGTTTGGTTTTGGTCGTATCCAGATTTCTCTTTATATTTTATGTTTTCGTTGTGCCAGCTTTTTGCTTTTTCGTCTATGAATTCTTGCCAGCAGTTTCCACCGCTTGCCGTCATCGTCGCAACCTCTATACCTCTGCTTCCCATGATTTCAATTGGTGTTTCAATTGCACCAGGGAAATACTTGCTCGTTATCTTCCTTGCTGCCTCTATTTCTTCTAGTGTTGCTTCTGGATAAAGAACACCAGCCTTAACGAGAAGTGATAGCACTTCGTCGCCATGATGGTCAAAAACACAATTTCTTGGAAGCATAATATGCATGTAAGGCAAAACCTCAAGCACGTCTGCATTCAGGATTGGAAATGGTGTCTGCATAAATGCTTCGCACATTTCTTTTGCAAGAAAACGCGCTGGAGCGTTGTTAAGGAACAGATCCCTTGCAAGCTCTGCAATCTTAATTCCAATGAGATCGCCATTTTTATAGCAATCCATTGCAGACAGACTTCCGCTTGCACACAGGCACATTTTTACCTGTGTCAACCATTCCATGTATCCAGGTGGCGACTTGTATAAATCTTGTTGTGAGGCTACTCTTTCTGCGTAAGCATCACTTGTTTCGCATCTTTTCACTATTTGAGAAAGCGGCATTTTTTCTAGCAACTTAAATGCGTTCATGATTCAATAAGCGTCAGTTGTTTGCGATTTGCTTCTCGCGTGAGAGATCCAAGTTCTTTCTTTGAGAGATGGATTTGCGGGAAAATCCAATATTCATATTTAGCGAGGATAAAGATTTTGCACTTGTAATGAGGAAATGTTGCCCCAAAAATTTCCTCTACAATTTGAAATTCATCTTCTCCGTGCCACCTGGCATAAACAATTTCGCCGGGTGAGAATTGACCGTGACGGGATGATGGCATTGCTCAAAAAGCGATGGACCCCCTAATTGTAAGTTAGAAGAGCCCAGGCGTCAAGCAAGATTGTCGCAATGCTGTCAATTTGCCGAAAATCTTCAGCCTTCTGCGTCTCTTTCTAGATAGATGATCCGCTCTTCACTATCTCGCATTTTATGCAGCACCATATTTAAGTTCCACATTGAGGAGTTAATCTTTGTTACCTCCCTTGACAAAAAACCACTTTTTATTTCGTTTACAGCAAGAAAGTTTTCATCAAGGTGAGCAATCAAGTCTTTGAGCGAGTCTGCCGCTAGCGCAAGAGCTTCTTTTGCTTTTGTTGCAACCTCAATAGCATTTTCAGACTCTTGCTTTGATGCTGGAATTTTCATGAACCTTGCAGTTGGTGTTTTTTATGATGTGAATTTCAGCGATGCCCGAATGAGCTTCGTTAATCGCCTCGATGACCTCCAGAGCACTTTGGCGCTTCATGGACCCAGAAAAAATCGTTTCCCTGTCTCCTTCGGGAGAATTGGCGATGACGCAGTAGAAAAAGGTGAACACAGCATTTTGCCTATGGCATTGCCGATAGTTTACACTGCATCGTGTCTTAGACGCAACTACCTGTGCCAAGGGCTACAAAAAAAGCGTTCAAGCACCGGATCGTCATTGTTTCACCTGGCGCCGAGAGTCATGCCGTCAGGGCCAGAAAACATTCGTCGGTGGCCTGGAAACAGAGAGCACTTTATGTCATGCGCAGAAACTTTTACTTTCAAGTTTTAAAGGCAACCACAAAACTTAGGCAAAACTGGTGGAACAATTATTGTATAAAAAGAATTGGCGTACCAAATTCAGGTGAGTTTCTTTGCAGGGAGACTTTTTATGTAGCGGAAATGGGAAGAGCCTCTGATGCTATTAAATTTAAAAACTACTGGTACTGGTGCAAGCGTCGTTCAATTGAAATTCTTAAATGGCTTTGGCGATTGCCAGTTGAGGAATACTGCTGGAAGCTTCATCTTTACCTAAAGGGGCTTATAGTCACTAAGAGGCCGATTCTTTCTGAGATACATAGGTATGACGCAAAAACAGAAAACGAAATTGTATTACAGGTATTCAGAGAGTGGTGAAATACTTTTCACTGAAAACCAAACAAAGAAAAGAATTATGCTTTGCAGGGAAGCCCTGTCAAATGATAAGTCGTATTCAACAAGATTCAAAAATATTTACGAATCATGCGCTCAAATTGAAGAAAACGCAGTCAAGGAATTTTCAACAACAGATTTCTTTACTGCTAAATACTTTGAGCTTCAGCAACTTGGCTGGGGCGGCCTTTACGAAGACTACTCAAAAATTGCTGCTCCTTTGGGCGCCTTTTTTCCATTTGTGCGAACAAGATTCAACTCTCACCAGCCAGTTGACGAAGGTTGCGTGTGGATTGGAAACCTAAGCAGCTATCCACTTATTTATGTAGCAAATAATGTTGCAAGGTGGGTTTCACCTTATTCGGGCAGTGGTTTTGTTAGAAAGGAACCATTTTTGCCAGCGCCAGAGATGAAAAAAATACTTTCAAAGATTTCAAACCGTGTTCGCTATCCAGATTTACAGGTAGATATTTTCTAGAATTCAAAAGATAAATGCTTGACTGCCTAGGGCTTTGATGCTATACTATAAGGGCACTGAGGAAAAACATGCAAATCCTCTCAAGACAAGAAACAGTTAAGCGAATTCCACGAAATCAAACACTTCACGAATGGATGTGTTTTGAGAGCGAGGAAATCGTAAAACACAATTGGACGGACGTTGCCGTTCATGATAGAAAAATCCTAAATTCAATGCGCCCTGGCGACACGCGCCTTTGGATTATTTCTGAGTTTGGTAGCCACTTTCTTCCTCTTTACTGCAAACTTTACGAAAAGCGCAAACAAGAAGAATCCGAGTATGATTTTTCTGCCATTGAAATTTTCATGCTCCGCTACGTTAAAGACAATCGACTTGCGGCGATGCAAAGTAAGATTGCTCTTTCGTCTACGAAGTTTTATTTTATTACTAAAACTTCTTCTGAGTACAACGGCATTGTTGCTCCCGCTAGCTACCGTGACGTTATGGATCTTGTTTTCAACGGCAAAGTAAACCGCTTTCTTGAGGATTGAACCATGAAACTGAAATCTGAGTTTTACGTCTACGAACTGAATCTTGTCAACATTGGATTGACGATTCAGATGAAATACATTCTCTCTGAGCTTGATCGTCAAAAAAGAAAACTTCTGTTTCGCCGCTTTTTTGCCCCGTGGACACTTGATGCTTCGCGAGGTGAGGTTCTGTCAAATCTCAACTCTCTCTTACAGCACGCAAAAATACTAAATGAGCTTCGAGACAAAATCCTCGAAGCAGAGGGATCTGATGATGACATGCAACCAATTACTCTCAGGCAAATGATTGAAAAAGAGAGCTGAATAAGTGCGTTACTTGAACTTGTAAATGCTTGACAGGTAGCAAGTAACGTGCTATAATGAACGTATCGCTCAGAGATGGGCGATACATTTTCACAAACAAACATCAAACATGAATCTTGCTGAAGCGGCCATTTCTGCAACAGAATCGCACGACATCAGGCATTTCATTATTTTCCTGGAAAACAATGATGGAAATGCGTACAACTTGTTGATGCGCGATCTTTCCTCTATTTACACCTCTGTTCACAATGACAGAGAGTTTTTTGCGGCTGGAATCTTCAGGGCATTTAGCTTTGTGCAGGATCAGCACCTTTACTTTTGCCATAATTACGCCAAGGACAGGAATTTCTTTTACAGCCGCAGGAGGGAAGTAGTTGCTTACGTTGCAGCTGAGTTTGTTAATTCTGCAATGGCCGAGTTCAAACTTGGCAATTTTTACACAGCATGAAAAACACAATGAATCCTACGCTTGCGGCTCTTGCTGGCGCCTTGCTTTCTACAGGCACAGACGATCAAGATTGCTGCCTTGACGCGCATTTCACTATTTACGATGTAGACAAGGAATCGCTCGAAAAACTAAATAAAGAGTATTCGCAATTTCTTGAGGAGGTTGGTCAAGAAATTACCAAGAAAATTGGCGACAAATGGGACTGCATTGATGATTTCTATGACATTCACCAACCAGCAGAAAATCAAACAGAGCATGATTACATCATGACAAGAAACCACCATGGCTGTGGTTTTTGGGATGGAGACTGGTCTTCGCAGGTTTCTGAGATTCTCACGAAAGCAGCTCAAAAGCTTCCTGAGATCGAGGCCTATGTTGGCGACGACAAGAAGATTTACTTTTTCTGACGCCACATAAATGCTTGACGCCATTGCGTTGATGGTGTAAGCTAACAATGTTCAAACAACAACAGTTACCATGACGACCAAGCTTCAAGACTGTTCACAGAAAGAATTTCACATTCTGATTGCAAACATGGAACGCTACGGTGGAAATTTCTGCCGTCACCTTGCAGCCGCAATTATGTTTGCGGATCGCGAAAATCGTGATCGTATTTTCAAGGCATTCCCGGAAATCATTGAAAAGTATGGTCCGTGCGGTCAATTTGCTACTCCGCAGTGATTTGCGATGAATCTTGGTTCAGATCCCAGTAATTTGCATCCGATCGACCCGCAGGAGTTTTTTGATGAAATTTACGAAACTGAAGATGGCGAGAAGGTGATTCATGCACATGATCGACGCATTGCGTTGAGCCAGGAAAACGATTTGATCTTTGACTGATTTATGTATAAGACGAGTTACAACTTTCAGATCGCCGCACTTGAACTTGCGAATGCTCTCAAGGACACGATAGGGGCAATTGGTCATTTGCAATTTTTTCAAAGCATTGACAAGTTTTCCTCTATCGAATTACTTAAAGAGCAAAAAAGGATTCTCTGGCTTCATCAGCGAAAAATCTGGACGCTTGTAGAGGCTGAATGGGTTTGCGCTCGGCTAAGTGACAGCATTTACAATCAGATTCTTTGCTGGTTAAAAGATCAGAAAATTCTGCTTGCGCCAAACTGCTCAAAGGAGGATGTTGTTCTTACGGCAATTCAAGCCGGATGGACGCTTGATCCGAGCACTCCACACGAAAACGCAGCCTAAATCAAATGAATCCAGGGCTTTACAGAAAACTCAGATCAGCATACATTGATTCTCGTATGATGAACGAACCGGCTAAAGACGAAATTGTTTTTGACATTTTTGTTTTTGAAGCCGAGTTTCTCCTGTGCGCTGTTGCGCTTCTTGCAAGCTTTGCGACAGAAGATCCAACGATCATTCCATTTGCGCACCTAGACATGAAATTCATGAGTCAGATCAGTGTTGGGCAAATCAATGATTTTTGCAATGTTTTTGCAGACATGAAAAAGTCCCAGCTTGCAGAAATTAATGCAGCCTTGAATAGCAGGGAAAATGGCTCTAACTAGAAAAGAAAAAATTGCATTGCTTACTGCAATTTCGTTCATGCACAATCACGGGGAATACTTTGTTCCTCTGTTAAAAAAAGGAACAGCAGAAGAAAATCAACGCGCTTGGGTTGAGGCAAAAGCTATTTACAAGGATCTGCACAAAAGAATCAAGGCAACACTCGGCAAGCCTGAGACCCCGGCTTGATTCATCGTCAGGCCAGATTCATTCGAGCCCTCAGCCACGCTCACCAGCCTCGCCAAGAGGTTTTTTCCTGGGCTTGAATGTCTTTGCCCGGCGGCAGGTTCATGCCCCTTCCAGGCGATCCTGAAGGGGCTATCTATTTACAAGTTATCTGGTTATTTAATGAGTTCCAAAAGTTTTTCACTTAGAATCGCTGATATTCTTGCGGCTAATTTTCTTGCTAACGCAAAACATGCAAAAACTAGGTACGTTTTGACAAGTGGCAATTTTATTGCTTGCGCTGAATGCTGTCATTCTTTTCGCAGTAGGTTTGCCACAATTGATTCATGGATCATCAAAACTGATTGCGTGAACAAAAACAATAGACATCTTCGCTGTAGCGTTTGTAAGGCCAAAATATTCAGCAAAAACATCGCAAGATAAATGCTTGACAAGTAGCGCATAGCGTGCTATAATAGTCTTAAGCAACGGGGGAAATCTGTTGCTTTTTTCTGTTTTTCCACCATGAACACCAAACTTAAATTTTCAGGTTTTGAAATTGTTGACTCAGATCACATTCTCTCCAAGATGCTTAAAAAGCTTGACTGGAAAGATACAACAGTGGATCGAGAAAATAAAATCAATACCTACACGGATAGCTCTGATTCGCTGATTGGTTTCAGCATTTTTCCTCAATCCAACACAGTCATTCACTACATCAAAAAATGAAAACAAGCAACTTTTCTGAAATGCTCTGCAAAATTCCAATCACGTACATCATTGCGCGTGCAAAAGAAATTCACGCCGAGCTTCTTGAAAACACAAAGCGATCTCCAGAGCTTATTGATTTTTCTCTTTTGAAAGAAGCTGAAAACATTCACTTCTATCTGTTTGGGTCAGCACCTTCTGCTATTTTCAAGAACTACGTTCAAGCGGTTCGAGAACATACAAAGCAAGACAGCTTGCTTGCTGGATGGCCTGGTGTTACCTATCCAGAAAAAACCAAAAATTCACTTTGATTTTGACATGACCAAAAAACAGGCGATTGCGTTGTTTAAGGATGAGTGGGAGTTTACGCTTAAGCGTTTTCCCAACTTAAACAGTGATCTATGTGCAAAGCGTCAGGCATTCGTTAATTTCATTGATTCTCTCGCAAGAAATGGTGAAATCACAGAAAAGCAAGCATTTTCATGGGAGAATCCGTTCTGAAACTCGATTCATAAATACTTGACAGGTAGCACTATTTGTGCTATACTATGATCATACGGCGGAGAAAAAACTGCTTCGCCGCTTTATTTTTTTGGAGATTTCATGTCAGACTTAATTCAGTGGGAAGCTGAATACACCGATACATTCGGTGGCCAAGCAAATTATTGCTGGTGCAAAAAAGCTGAATTCAAGCTTTCGGCAAATTCTACAGATCGCCAAATTGTTATGGCGGCAAAAAACAAACTTGGGTTGACTGGCGTAAGATGCAAAACTTCTTCCTATGGAGAAGGGTTCGAGCTGCGTCCGGTTGGTTCATGCACAGTTGTTTTTGTTTCGCCAAGGTACTGATTTATGAAAATTCAGCAAGTTTCTGAATTCAAAATCTTTGATCGGAGCAAAAGCAAAACAGCGATTGTGGTTTTCAGTCGCAAACTCTATGAGCAGTTTCTTGCAGAAAGAAGAGAACAGGATGGCAAGCTAATTTTTTCGGAACTTGTTTCTGAAGATTTTGCCAAAACCGTTCTAGATCAATCCATTCTTTGCCTACCAAAAGAAGATTTGGAGATCACGTTTCTTTCTACCGGCACATCCTTTAATTACCCAAGGAAAACAGTCTGATGAAAGCTCTTGACTGGATCAACATTGCCCTTTGTAATAAAAAAAGAATGATGCTTGACCCTGAGCGTATTTATACGCTTAAGGATACATGTGAGCATAATCGCTTTGTTGAGGTTTGGCAAACAACAGATAAAGCATTAAAGCTTGCGCAGTCTACAGATTATCTTTCACTCGTTCATCCCGATCACCCTCGTTTTCAAGATTCATGACACAACAACCAAGTTATTTCTGCATCGCAAATCTTGGTGATGCAGATCCGTTTGAGCACGGCGGCGCATTTGTTTGCATTGATCGCAGGGGAATTTATGATCCGATCATGCTTATGTATGACCCTGATTTCAAACAGCGTAGAGAAGTTACGCTTGAAAGATGTCATCGAATTACAAATTCAGATGGCGAAACAATTGGCGTGGGAACAAATCGCTTTCATGTTCTGCATGAAGAATGGTTTAGTGATTCACTAGAAGGAGTTGCAAGTTTTGTTGGCCAGGAACTTGATGATCTTGTAAATGAACTTGTCAGCAATGATGTAGTTCTTCGCGCAGGCGCCTATCTTTCCTTAGTTGGTTACTATGGCGTCAATGAATTTGATCACGACCCGTACGCCTACGAAGAAGAGAAAGCAAAAACTTTCTGCAATAAAATGCTGGAGCAGATCGCGGAATCAAAAACTTGGTGGGATGGATACTTTCAGAAACTGAACAGTTAAATGCTTGACACGCAAGCGATTGCGTGCTACAGTAACATCATACAGGCGAGAGAGCACTCTTTCCTTTCGCCTGTATTTTCTTTCTCCAGAAAATTCATGACTCTCGCACTTAAAGTTGAAACGCGCAACAAAGTTAATGCAATGTGCGCTTTTGCCCAGCCCTATCTCAGCCAAATGCTTGAGAAATACATGGGCAAAAAAATTGTCAAGTTTACCCCGTACAGTGGGTTTACTACAGCCCTGAAAAAAGAAATTCAGGAGTTTCAGGATAAGCTCGCAAAAGATAAATTTCGTCTAGTTTTTACGTTTAACTTCTCGTCAGTTAGCTGCGAGATTGATACAACTTACAGGGTTGACGGCTCTTCTGTTGAGTACGTTAAGCAATACTTCTTTATTTGTGACTTTGATGCAAATACCGGAGTTCTGACAAAAAAATACGATAGCAACATTTTCCGCACTGACTACACGGAGGAAGAAGTTACTTCAGTTCGCAAGCAAATTGATGAACTAGAAAAGCAAGTTTCTGATCTCAAAAGCCAAATTCGTGAGTTCATTCGCTAATGCAAGTTATTGTATTCCAGCGGATTCACTCCGCGCCTGGTGGATACAAAATCCTTCGCCCTTCTGATAAAAGTTGCTGGATTTTAGTTTCACCATGCGGTCGCTATCGCAGCGTTTACTTTACACAGAAAAGCGCTTTGTTGGCGGCAGCAGAAAAAACCTCTCGCAAATCTCCACCATGCTGAACTATTCAAGCCGTTACGGCATTGATTTGATTTGGACAAAAAACTTTCCAATAAGGAGGCTTTCTACTTCTAAGTCTTATTACAACGCTTTTATAATTAGCGTTGATTCAACGCAGTGCTGGTGCATTTCGCCAAGGATTCTTGTCGGATTGCTTCGCTATCGTCTTGCAATTAATTTTGCTGAGGCATTTTGGCTACCAGAAATCTCTTTTCGCCTTGTCTTTAGCAAGCGAGAGAGAAGTTTTTACTGTAACGTTTGGCTTTGCAGGTGGAAGGCAAATGTTCTTGCTTTCATTCAAAATTGCTTTTCCAAAAAACAAAAATGAAACAGTTTCTCGCTGGCTTTGTTTCCTGTCTTGCAGGAATTTCATTTGGTTACACCTTGATAGATCAAGTCGCTGTTTACACTTCTAACGAAGCATTTAAGCAATGCACCACAGGCGGCAAGTTTATTGAGGTAAAATACCCTTACCTTCCCCATTATTTCCGATGCGACAAATGAGCGACAATACCGATCTTTCTATTTTCGTAGATGATGAAGTCATCAGGATTGTGCGCAATCTTTCAATCTACAAGCACCTTCTGAAATCTCAGGATCACGATGACTTTCGTGACATCACGATTAAGCAGTGGGATGCTACGACCGGATCTATTTTGTGTTACTTGAAAAACAAGTATCGCAAAAAATTCCTGTTTACGCAGGCCAGGCTCTTTGTTATTGCTAAGTTAGCAGCAATTCAAATTCTGAAAGATGAAGGTAAATACAAAAACCCGAAAGATAAATGCTTGACAAGTACCTGAAAAGGTGCTATAATGACTGTATGCAAGGGAGAGAAAATCTCCTTTTCTTCCTTGCTTTATTTCCTTTTCTTAAAAATAAAATGCTGTTTCGCGCTCCCTTGTTTCATTCTGAAAACGTTGATTCAGAAGTTTTTCAACTTCTCACGGATGCACAAAAAGCTAAATTGCTCACCTGGGCAATGATTCTTGATCTCAAACCAACTCAAATGCTGAAAGATGCCAAATTTATGGCTGAGCAAATTAACGAAAAAAGCAATGAAGTTTACCTTTTCGGGAAGCTTCCAAATTGCCAACTTTACGGGTGCGTGTCACCCGACGGATCTTCGCACACCTGATTCCTTTCTTTTTTCCTTCGCCTAAAAACAAATGAAAACCATTTCCGTCCTTGTTAAGATTCAAATTGACGAAAATCTTGATGCTCATGAAGCAATTCAAAACGCTGACTACTCTTTTTCGTTAAACGGAAAAGAGCTGCAAACAGAAATTACAGAAGTTTATGACGAAGGTGAAGCACGAGTCTTCTGATCTGTTTATTTACTCCACCGCAAATTCAAGATGTCTGACTTTTTTGGCGAACAGGAAATTACATGGGAAGACAATTCCCGCGGATTTCACGGAGGTTCATTTAACTCAAACGAAATCTGCATCTGGGAAGATGCAGAGTATCAGGAAAAATCCTTTATTTCCCTTGAGGTAAAACAGTACACCTCTGACAGGGAAGATTATTTCGGCGTTAATGTTGACGCCTGGGAAATCTATCTCTGGATTCGCCGTACAAAAAAATACAACGAAGGCGAACAAGAATACGAAGAAGAATCAAAATGGCTCGTTGGCGAAGAGTACAGTAACGCAGAATTTGCAAAAGAGTTCTGCCAGTACATTGTTTATTCCATGAAAAAGCATGGAACTATTTGCTGCCTTCCTTTCTCTAAACTGGTGGATGATTGATTATGTCAATTGACTACGAACAACTTGCGCAGGAGTCTGCAATTTTCCCTTGGCTCGACTCTGATTGCATGGCGGATACATGCAATGATTCACTTTTTACAGATTCAGACTATTTTTACGATCAGGAGGAAGACTGATGTTCAAAATCATTCAAACAATCTATCACGCCGACGGTCAGGATCCACGCCGTTTTCTTTACGGAGGATCAGATGATTTCACTGATGTGCTTTACACAGTGAATCAGCTTAACGCTAGGGCTGTTCAAAAAAACATGGACCTTAGCACAATCCCGGTTATCTATCACATCGAAAAATTCTGAAAAATCATGTCTTCTACACGGAAACACCTTCGCATCACTATCACTGGTAAAACTTTTTGGGATCTTGAGGTTGCGCTTGACGAAGTAAAAAAACACATCCAAGATGAATACTTGTCTGGATTCAATAGCAATGAGACTGGTGATTATGAGTTCAACGTAACAGAAGAAGTTTATTCTTTACGGCACACTGATAAATGAAACATGGTATGATTCAGAGGGCAAATTCACTGACAATGCACCCCGCAATTCTCAGACAGTTTCGGATTCTTTTTGAGGAAAAGAAATTTGTTGGATACAGGATTGTTCATGCAAGAACAAAAAACGAAGCCCTTGAGTCATTTACCAGGAGCTTCCCTCGGTACAGCATCCTGCAAATTCGCGAAATCATTGAATGACAACTGCTAATTCAGAGAATCGTTACAAGAAATCTTGTGATGTTTGGTTCCATTTACATCAAGCCGAACAGCTTATTATAAATGATAAAGACTATCACAAAAGTCTTTCTACTATGCTAGATGCCTGCATGGACATTGTAGAAACATTGCAACACGACATTGAGGTATCTGGCAAATAAATTCGTCATTGCTTCAATTTCACATCACTTTCTTTCACTCATGAAATTCATTCTCTCCGTCTTTGTTTTTAGCATCGCCATTTTTCAGCAACCTGTTTCTGCAGAAATCCTCCCGCGACTTTACGCAGTAAAGTTTTGCGAGCTGCGAGCTTTTGGTTTGAGCATTGATGATGCAGTTGCAGGAGCAGTTGATTATTCATTTGTTCCTGGCAGAAGTAGGCAAGTTACTTGGAACGAAAAACAAGTTGACGTAGATACGTTGAACGCAGTTCTTGAAACTAAGAAGCTCTGCCCGCAACACACGCGCTGATTTTTGATTCGCCGGGTAGATTCGTGACGGTGGAACGTTCTGAGCCCCCTCCAGCAGCTTCTGGAAGGGGCTTTTTTCGTGCCTCGGGCAGATTCATGCGGCCAGGAGATTTGAGCGGCCTCCAGGGGCATTTTCGAGCAGGGCCAGATTCGCTTTCAGGCCGGGTAGATTCATTCACGAGACTTGTTATTTATGCCAGAACCACTTTCAACAGAGTATTTCACACTTAAGGAAGTCAAGAAAAGATTAGGCGCAGCAAAAGAGTATTTGCAGTTATACAAAACTCAGCGAACTGCTTTTCTTGCACCCGCCGACAGTCTTCACCTCCCAGTAATTTCACTGCAAAATTATGATTGCAAAAATGAATACAACTTTATCAAGACAGTAGACTTAAGTGATCGGTTGATTCGTGATTGCGTAAAGCAAAATAGAGCGATGTTTGCGGACGAGGAAAGTTTTCAACTTTTCAACATTTCTGAGTATGGGGACGAATACTACAAAGGGCTGAAGAGATTATTTTCTGTTACTTGCTTTTGTTTATTTGAAAAGATAAATAGCGCAAAAGTTACCTGCAAGGCTGTTTTGTGTTTAGGCAGTCTTCACCACGCCCCTAGAGTTTTTTACAGAGACAGTCGCGGTAAGTTTTGGCTTGAAAAACTTCCGGCTTACATAGATTTGCACTGAGGAAAGATACGTTAAAAAACTTGTCAGATAAATGCTTGACAAGTAGTGCGAAAGGTGCTATAATGAAGTCATGCGGGGGAGAAAATCTCTTGCATTTCACCTGCTAAATTAAAAATCAAATGTCAGATTTCTTTCGGCGGTTCTTTTCTTACTGCATCATCGGAATACTATTCTTTGTCCACGGGGCAATGGAATTCACTTCCTACATCTTTGAGTTTCTTGAAGATGTGGAAGATGGCGCAGAAGATTTCCTGATCGAACTCGGTTGGGAAATCACAAAGATTGACGACTGACCTAAAACTCAAACACAAATTTATGACTACAGTTATCACAGGCGACGAAATTCAAAAGTTTCGTCAGCAGACTTTGCTAAAGGCATTGCTGCTTGAGATTAAAGGTCTCAAGGGTAGCAGATTTTCTGCTTACGCAATTATCAAGAAAGAATTTGGTTTGCGTGGCAACAGAGAATCTATTTACAGACAGTTTGAAAAAATTGTCAACGCTTGATGTTAGCACTCAGAGATTTAGCAATAAATCTCTTTCTGCTGATTTCAAAAGAAATCAGTTTACACACAACAGGAGATTCAAATGTCGATCAGCGTTGATGAGCGTCAAGCTCAAAAACTTGAACAGGCGAAGAAGGAAATGAGCAAGAGAATTGTCTACGAGATTGCAAAACATCATTACGCATTTTATGCTGGCTTAAGCACATTTGAGTTTGCAGATTTTATTTGCAAGAAGATCGGGATCTGCTTTGTCAGTGATCAGGAATTTAAGCTGATCGAAATGTTCTATCAGTTCGCACAGGGGAACAAATCATGAAGATAACGCAGGAGCATTACAAAATTCTTTCTGATGCAATTCAGGAAGTGCGCAAAGAAATCCCTGAGTTAAATCTTGATTATTACATCAAGAACAATCTAGGGAAAGATCATGCGAAGAGATTTAGATGGGATTGTTTGTGGGCTGCGAAGAAATTCAAAAAGCTCCCAGACAATTTTGTCGTAGACATTCTTTATTTGTATTGTGATGATACTCACATTGACACTGCGCTTCGCAAAATTGTTCATGTGAACTGATTCGCTTATCTGTTTATCAATTTTCTCAGCAATTAACTACAATGACTTTTGATTCAGAGCACGCTATTGGTCCTTATGCTCAGTATCTTTTTGTCACCAATGACAAAGAAGGTACTGAATCTGTGATGGAAATTGATGATGACGAACCGCTTGATCTTGAAGCGCTAATTGCTAAATGGATTCAACGCGAATACGGAGAAGGTTGTTCATTAGACCAGCCGTTTGATTCTTGCAATAAGATTTGCGGAGATTATCATGCTTCAATTATTACTGACTGGAATCCTAAAGATACTGCAGTCATTTGGGAGGGTGCTTACTTTTTTATTAACGTTGACGAATGATAGAAGGTAAATTGCGCTAGAAATGTTCATTTTAATCACTCAGGACATCATGCAAAAAACACTTTTCTTTTCCAACAAAAGCTCCGAGATTTCCAAAAAGATTTCTTGCGAGATCATTGTTGAAATGAAGGACAAAAATGGATTCAAGGTTTTGTCTATTCGCGGTATTTATTTTAAAGGCGAGAAGCTACTTCAATCTGAAAAGAACCTTTTGGGTTTCGGGCAGATTGCAGATGAAGTCAAAAACTTCATCCCAGTAACTCTTTACAAAGTATGGAAGCGATGGCATTTGAATGACATGCGAGCTGGGACAGTTAAGCAGGAACAAATTCTGCGAAAAGCAAAAGATTCGGGTATTGAATTGAATTCGTACGAAGACGGTTGCAATTTTCTTGCAGAGAAAGACGCATACATAGACAATGGTTACAAATACGGAACAAGATGGTTAAGAGAAGAACTCCCGCAAGGTGTCATTGATTACATTATGACACTTTGAGGCAGTTTTCTTTCTTCACTCACTTGTAAAAAATAGTGATCGTAGATTATTCGCGCAGCACATGATTGCTAACGCAACATAACTGCGATACATGTTTCGCGCTATTCATTATCGCATTTAGCTCATGCAGTGATTTACTGTGTGAGCTTTTTTATTGCCTTGAACACATGCTCTTGTTTCTGTGCTAGTGTTTTGTTGTAGATGAATTCTCACATCGCAATGTCTGATCCCATCCTTGATGAAAATTACGAAGAAGAATCTAATTCTGTCTTTAATGAAAATTACGAAGAAGGACCTGAGCTTACTTACAATGAAGAATACGAAACAGATAATGAATTTACTCAAGAAGACTCTATCGTGAAAAAAAATAATAATTCTCAACCGTTCGCGCAATACACCCCAGATGCAATTCTCAACTCCAATACCCTATTTGTAAAATCTTATGCTCACATGCAGGGCGGCGCTACCTCCGAAACCCAAAAAGAATTTCACATCTTCAACTTCTATCTGAACTGTGGTGGGGGAAGATCAATCCCGTATGTCGCTGCGACATTTAATTTACAAGAATCGCGATTACATACAATTGCAAAGAAGAATTACTGGAAGGAACGTGCAAGCGACTATGACATTGATTTATTGCAAGAGAAACTAAAGTTAGAGCAAGAATCACGAGCGATAGAACATAAAAAGCGCTTGGAGGAGTATAGATTACAGCAAGAGTTTCTTGGTAGAAACTTATCTGCCAATGCTGCAAAACTTGCGGCACTATCACAGAAAACTTTAGATGAGTATTTGCAAGAAGAACGTAAGCTTGACATCAGGGACATTCCATCAATACTTAACAGCGCTGCAAAGATTGCTGAAGTTGGCAAGAATCTTCAGAGCGGTGCTTTAGGTGTTGAGCAATTGTTAGTTGCATTAGAAGAAACAGATTTTGATGAGTAATTGTTAATTGCAAAGATTGCTTGGGAGGGGAAATTCGGCGGCGGTGGACCCGTTGCTGAGGCCCCTTTTTTGATCCCCATACCCCTAAGGGGAAAATTCGCGACCCCCTGAGTCTCATGTCATACCAAGGAGTTTACTTTTCTCAAAGATTTGTTTTTTTGCCGTCCATTTGAGTGGTGGACAGGGATTCTCACCTTGGGTCTTAATTTCCGGGTGTTAAAATTACACTGATTTTGAGGGCCTGTCTCACGTGTCCCAGTCTTGCTACAGGGCTCTATTGCTGTCTGGAATCTCAGGTTCTGAACTGCTAATTTTTGCTTATTTGCTAGAAATGTGCATTCAATGGGGATTTTCTGGACAGTCTGAAAAAGAAATTGCGGACTTTTTTAGCGCAAAAACCCATTCAACAAATACATACAGGAGACTTGCAAAACTAAGAAAATTAGACATTATCAAGAAAGTTTGCTACAATGGCAAAGAAGGATACATGATAAATCCTCTTTATTGTTATCAGGGTCAGTTGCATTTACGAAGATTCAGGGTTAAACTCTGGAATGAGGAAACACTTTATTCTCCGTCTCGCCCTGATAGATTTTATGGACCGCCTATCAAAAACAGAGAAGAAACAGAGGATTCGTGAAATCCTAAAAAATAACATTCAAGATTCCGGTCCGCTTAAACCATTCATACCAGCAGATGAACACTTTCCCTACGACAGAATTTTCATAGGAAGATTCACTGATGAGTCGGGAGTGACGTTTGGTAGATACGCTTATTTTGAAGAGGTTTAGTTATTTGGCCTTTCATAAATTATTTGCTTTACTTAAATTTGCCATTCATAGATTGTTTGCCCTGTATGATTTTGCCATTCATAGATTGTTTGCCTCGCCTAAATTTGCCATTCATAGGCCATTTGCCTTGTTTGAATTCGCCATTCATAGTCTATTTGTTGGTGAAACCTGTATTTTCAAGGTATAGTTTAGGCATGGAAACCGTACTTTCACGGTCTATTTATTGCCACAACCTTCTAGATTCAAGCCTATTTTAGGTGCGCCTGGCCTTTCATTTTGCCTTTCATTGTTGCCGCGTGCCTTTCATTTTGCCTTTCATTATTGTCACCAAGCCTTTCATTTTGCAGGTTACTTGCCTTTCATGGTTGCCAGGTTGCCTTTCATGGTTGCCAACCTGCAAAATCTACCGCTATTTTAAGGTGTAAATTCCTGGAACCTAGATTTAATTTTATTTATAAATTCAATGCTAAATTGCTAAATGTAAAACAGCAATCGCTAAATGTAAAACAGCAATCGCTAAATGTAAAACAGCAATCGCTAAATGTTATTTAGTAAGTTGCTAAGTGTAAAATAGCAATCGTTGTTTTATTTGCAACACAAATTGAAAGTATCTTCAGGTGGCACGCCCGATAATGATAAGTTAAGCTGATCGGTCAGGACTTGCAAGGCTGGCGTATCGGTGCCATAATGGGCTCAAGCGATCAAACCGGATCGCCGCCAAACCGCAAATTCCAGAAATGACCTCTTTCGATTTTTCCGAATTTGACCAAATTGCTGCTGAAATTTCCGAAATGCGGAAATCCAGCGAACAAATTGCAAAGGTAAATCCTGCATTTCTTAAGCTGGAGGAAATGACACAAAATGCCTTTAATGTGTCCGGCTTGATTTACGCTGAAACTACTTCAAAATTAACTCATCCCGATAAAAAATCAAGCGCCCCGGTCGATTTTCCTATTCGGGCAAATCCTCGTTCAGCCAGCGATGATTTCTCGGCTGGAAAAATCAAGGCAAATTTCTATTTTCGTTGTTGCATTATCAGCCTGGCAGCACAAAACAAAGGAAGAATTGCGTTAGTTGATTTGTGCGCGCTGCACGTTAGTTTCAATCTCGGCTATTTTCACGACACAACTAACAAATCCACGTCACAAATTGCCAAAAAATTGACCTTTGATTTGTGTCGCGATGTTATTGTAAAAGGGGAATACTTAGAAATCCCCGGCATCAAAATGACTGAGGAAGCCGGCAAGTATACGAAAATTGCCAACGTTAAAATCACCCTAGGACGTGCTAAATTTGCCGCAGAATCTACTGTTGAGGCTGCCAAAAAATAACATTTAGCCGCAATCCGGCCCGGTAGCTTCCGGGCCTTTCTTCCTTTCTTTCTTTGAAAATCATGGCTGATTTCCAGAATCACGACAGGCACGGAATTTACGAAATCTACGAAATTTCCGGGAATCAAATCAGAGTAGAATCCAGGACCAAACAAAAAATTATAGCCGTGGCCTATTGTTCTGTCGATGAATTTAGCCTTAGGCTGACAAAACACGGAATCTATTTTCACTAATAAATCTAAATTCACCGGGGGTAAGTTATATTTTGCCCCTTTTTCATTGGCTCCCCCCACCCGAATTATTTTCCCCCATTCTAGTCACTACTTACAAAATACCCCCATACCAACCTTTCCCAACTTATTTCTTGCTCACAAAATATTACTACCAACTCGTCAACTAAAACACCCCCCTCGACCCTTTTCACAAGTTAATATCTGCAATTTTTTTTAGTACCTATTCTCACACAGTTAATTACAAATAGCAGCACTCATCAAGGCAAAGATGCTAGGGTGACAGTCGGGCTATTGAGCGCAATGCAATGTCGATCACTCCTGCCAGTGCCTGTTCAAGACAGATTATTGAAGCACTAGGACTTAAGCAAAAATACATCAAACGAATTACGATTGACTTAGATGCTGACAGTGCCGTGTTTTGTCGTGTTGAGTTTTACCCTGACCTGGATCAGGTTGATGCAATTACAAGAGCACTCGAAACAGTGAGGACGCGCTACTCTTTAGTTGAGGTGAAGAACGATGACCTTGCATGATCTTGCACTGCTATCAGCAGCATACATTGCTGTTTGTGCATTGATTCTTTACCTCGCCTCTCTGATTCTTGAATAAACAGGAGAATGGAATGAGCGCAAAAGTCAGCGGACCGCTTTTTAAATGGTTTGGCTCTAAGTGGCAAGGTTCAAGGTATTATCCAGCGCCGCATGGCAATAAGATTATTGAACCATTTGCAGGAGGCGCCGGATACTCGCTTAGACACAATACCACAATTGTTAAAATTGCAGAAGCAGACTTGCATATTTACGAGCTTTGGAAATGGCTTGTAGAGAATGCACAAAGCGAAGATATAACCGATATTCCGGTCGAGCTTCCAGTTGGAATGGACATAAGGATTCTCCCGATGCAAAAGGGGCAGCAGTTGCTATTAAAGAACTGGCAAAGAACAAATAACGTTGGCGACTGTTGGACGATCTCTCCGTGGGGCAACATGCCTGGTCAGTGGACCGAAAGCACTCGGTCAAGGGTCTCAAGAGACATCCAGGCGGTAAAGCACTGGGAGGTGTTCCGGGACGGCTTTGACGTGCTTGAGTCGGACCTGAAAAATGACCCAGAAGTCACATGGTTTATTGATCCGCCATATCTCTATAATTACAGATACAGGGCAAAAAGTGAATTTGATTACAAAAGACTATCAATAGCCGTTGACAATCTTGCTGGTCAGGTAATTGTATGTGAAGCAATTTGCCCTAAAACCAGCAAAGCGCCAGACTATCTACCTTTTGAATTTTTTAGAAAATCAGTTACGTCAAGAAAAGCTGAAGGTAACAATACTCACAGCAAGGAAATGCTGTATCACAGACTTCCGAAAGGCGCTAGGGTGTGAGCAGTTAAAAAAGTCAAATGAAAAACGTCCCCACCGACAAAGCTTTATATGCTCGCGTAAAGGCTGCAGCAAAGCGCAAGTTTAAGGTTTATCCTAGCGCTTACGCAAATGCTTGGTTGGTACGTGAATACAAGAAGCGTGGTGGGAAGTATCGTGTGGTGAGTTGAGGCGGTGCGATGCCTGGCAGGGCGAAATCAGGGCTGACGCGCTGGTTCGACGAAGAGTGGGTGGACATCAAGACCGGCAAGCCTTGTGGGCGATCGGAGGGGGAGAAGCGGCGTGGATACCCGGCCTGTAGGCCTTCCAGGAGAGTTTCTGCCGATACGCCGAAGACTTCAAAAGAGCTGACCGCAGCAGAGAAGCGTAAGTTCAAGCGCGAAAAAACAAGTTCAAAGAAAATAAGCTATCAGCATCGTCGCAAGAAAAAGTGACGCTATAGTAAAAACAAGAGAGCGGAAACGATGCCAGCAAAATCACGTAGCGGAAAATACGCAGACAGGGCGTCATTGCAAGGGCTTGGGCTGTTTGAGGCAAACTCAGCAATCAAGAGATTGCGAGCACGAACAAACTCAAGATTTGATGTTGACGCAGCAGAGGCGAGAATCCTTGCTGATCTGCTCCCGCATCAACGTGATTTTGTTTGCAACTGGGAACAAAGATATGTTCTCTATGTCGGAGGCCTTGGTAGTGGGAAGTCATACAGCAGTGTTGCTAAAGCGATTCTTCTTGCGTTTCGCAGTCAAGGTGAGTTTCATATTTATCTTGAACCTACTTATGTGATGTTGAATGACATCGCAATTCCTACATGGACAAAACTGCTTGACAAGTACGATATTCCGTACTCGATGAGGATTTCACCTCAACCGAGCTTTACGTTGCATCTTCCGAAAGGAGAAACAACCATCCTCCTTCGCCCCTTGATGAACGTTGAGCGATTGGTGGGTATCAACGCTGCGTCGCTTGTTATTGACGAAGCTGACACTGTTAAGCAAGAAATTGCAGAAGCTGCGTTGATCAAACTGCAAGGTCGTGTTCGCGTTGGCAAGTGTCCTCAAATTTGCTTCGCATCTACGCCAGAAGGTCGTAAGTTTGTTTGGAACTTCTTTGAGAAGAATAAAACAGATGACAAAGCGATTTATAGAGCAGACACAAGGCAGAACCCGCACCTTGATGAAAACTACGTCAAAGACCTTCTTGCAAACTACCCACAGCATCTTGCTGATGCCTACATCAAGGGCCTGTTCGTCAACCTTGAAACCGCAACCGTCTTCTCCGAGTTTATGCGAGAGAAGCACGTTACAAGCGTGTTTCATGCAGAACAGAACGAACCAGTGCTTATCGGGTGTGACTTCAACGTTGGCAAAAGCTCTAGCGTTTACTCAGTCATGCGACAGTCACCGCAAGGGCAGCAACTGCATGTCTTTGAGGAATTTCTTTGCAGAGATACATTCGCTCTTGCTGAGCACATCAAGCGACGCTTCCCGATACACCTGGCGAAGGGGATGGTTGTCGTTTACCCGGATAGCTCTGGTTCACACGCCAGCACTTCTTCAACCATGAGTGATCACGATATTTTGCGTGAAGCAGGATGCAAGGTGATTGCAGAACGCCGAAACCCACCCGTTGCAGAAACTGTTTCACACACGAACAATTGCTTGCATCGTGGACAGATACTTATCAATCCATCTACTTGTCATGACGTGATTGAGATGATGGAAAGCTGGGGCTATGACAACACCTTGCGACCCGCCAAGGGTGGTAGTAGAGATTTCTCGCACTTTGGCGACGCCTTGCGTTATTTGGTTTGGCAGTCTATGCCGCGTCCTGGCATCGGGATGAATCGTGGACAGCGCTGGCGCTAAGACCTACAAAGCGAGATGGTGGCTACAATGCTTGAAAAGGCGCTAAAGCAGTGACGCTCATCCCTAATTCGCTGGTTCCGACAACCGATAACCTGACACTTCCGTTTGAGCGTCGTCATCCTGAATACGAACAGGCGTTTGAGGAGGTATCCGGTGTTGATGCCTACTCGCTTGAGCAAGCTGAGCAGTTTTCTCGTCTCGCCCCTATTCGTTTTTGCACGCTTCCTGAATACTACTTACTTGAGGCATCGGAAGAATACCTTCCAAAAGACTATTTAGAAGAAAATCAGAGTTACGAAGTTCGCAAAACACGATCACAGAGTAGCTTTCAGAATTACTACTCACATCTTCGCGATCTAGTCACTGGTACGGCGCTGCGAAAAGGTGTTGCTGTGCCTGAAATGATCCCTCCTGAATGGGGAAATTTCTTCGATGACGTTGACCTGGAGGGGCATTCTCTCGTCTCGTTCTCGAAGGAGGCCTTCACCGAGGCCCTGGATGGCGGTGTGTCCGGGATCTGGGTCGAATACCCGAAGCTGCCAGCAAATTTGAGCGCGAGCGAGGAGAAAAGGCTAAATCCTCGTCCATATCTTGTGCTTATGCGCTATGATCAAGTGCTTGAGTGTAGATATGATGTCTTCAATGCTCAAGTTGGCACGGAAAACATCTTTGGTGCATTCCCGATCTACCTGCGACTGAAGACAGAAGTTCGTCGCAAGAGCGAGAATAACGAGTTTTTTGAAGAAGTTGTCCCTGCCGTTCGTGTTTACGATATTGTAAACATGGCAGATAATACAATCTCTGAGTTTTCTGACACACCAGAAAGCTTTGTTGAGGGACAGCGCGTTCGTCATCGTCTTTACACAAAGCTGAATGGGACCGATTCGGTTGATAAATACCGTCTTGAGGAGACAAGTTATCTTTCCGTGTCATTCATTCCCTTTGTCCCGGTGTTTGGAGGCAAAAAAGAGGCATATTTCCGCGCCCGCCCACTTCTTTTTGATATTGCACGCCTTAACTTGCATCATTGGAGTGTTTCTGCTGATCTTGCAGAGACAATTCACCTCACCTCCTCGCCAATCCTTACCGGAACTGGTGTCAGGCCAGATGACGAAATCAAGGCAGGTGCTGGACGTGCGATGTTCTCGCAAAATCCAGACGCAAAATTCAATTTGATGAGTGCTTCTATGGAAGGAGCCTCGGTTACGCTCGAAAATCTGCGTCGAATTGAAGCGGCGATGGAACGACTTGCTGCTGTTGCAATGACAACCAGCAAAACACAGGCCGAATCTGGTTTTGCAAAGTTGCTTGATCGTTCACAAAGCGATTCTCAGCTCGCCGTACTGGTTCAAGGGCTGCAAGACTCGATCAATCGCGCCCTGCTGTACGCCTCGGCATATCGTTCAATTGAGAAAGTGCAAATTACAATTAGCAAGAACTTCATTCCTGTCAAGCTGCATTCGCAGCAGGTTCTTGCTCTTAATACGCTGTTCAAGGATAGTAATGTTATCACAATTGAAATGTTCTTGAAAATGCTTGAGGCGGGCGAAATGTTTGAAGGTCTCCCGAACTTCAGCGTTCATGATCTCCTGGAAAGCATGGGGCTTGATGGCAGTGAAACCGCGAAGGACATTGGTGTTGGTGCTGGCGGTGGCAATGCTGCGCAATCCCCAAACAGAGGCCAGGTGCCGGTCGATAACTCACACATGCTCAGCGAAGGACATGATCGCGAAATGACCGAAGGCGCTGTTGAAGCAAATGAAGCTGATGGTGCTACCATGTAGTGAGTCAACAATGATTTTTCGTGTCTGACCACACCCCTGAAACCCTTGAGGATGCGCTTACGCTGATTCAGGCTCTGCAGAAAAAAGCGGAGTCCATTGAAAGCGAAAGCGTCAAACTCAAGGCAACGAATCAAGGACTGCTCAAGGATCTCAAGAAGAAAAAGACAATCGACAGCTTTTTGAAAGTTGCTGGCATTGAGCTGACCGACGACCTGGACGAATCCGACATCGCCGAGCGCATCTCCGCTCTCTCGAAGGCCTCAGCTCAGGGCTCTGCGCCTCAGGGAGAGGCTCCTGCCGCTCCGCAGGGACAGACACCCTCCGAGGCCATGGACGAGGCCGTGAAGGCGCAATTCGCCTCGCTTCGCAAAGAACTGTCCGACCTGCGCAAGGTGAACGAGTCCCTTGAGCAGGAGCGCAACAACGAACGCGAAAAGCGTCGCGAAAACAAACTTGAGCGATTCGTCACAGATGAATTGTCGAAGGTTGAGTGCCGTCGTCCTTCTCACCTCTACAAGTTGCTGAAAGAGAAGTTCCGTCTTCTCGACGACGAAAGCACCGTTGTTTTTGGGTCAGAGGAAGACCCGGTGTCTTTGCGCGATGCCGTGTCTCGCCTGCGCGATGACGAAGAGTTTGCCGTTTACTTTGCAGGAAGTGGCGCAACTGGTTCTGGCATGACGACAAGTCGTGCAAATGCACCTACCTACTCGAACAACCCGTTCAACAAGGACAGCCTGAACGCGACGAAGGCCGCTGAGATCCTGCAGAAAGACCCTGACAAGGCGAAGCGGCTGATCGCCGAGGCTCGCCTGGCCGGCAAGCTCGATCCCGTCCTGGGCCGAGCGCTGCAATCCATGTAGCCTGAAGCGGTGGTTGATGAACGGCCCCTTCGGGGGCTTTTTTTATTGCTACAGTTTTGGTAGCTATCACCGAAAAATGTCAATTACTTATCGTGGTGAAACTTTTGAAGGTTACAATAAACCCAAGAGAACGCCTAATCACCCAACTAAGTCACATGCTGTACTTGCAAAAGAAAACGGCGAAGTCAAACTGATTCGCTTTGGGCAGCAGGGCGTCAGAGGGGCTGGCAGTAATCCGCGCACTGAAGCAGAAAAAGCTCGTCAGCGTTCCTTTAAAGCAAGGCACGCCAAGAACATTGCTAAAGGAAAGATGAGTGCGGCTTATTGGGCAGATAAGGAAAAATGGTAGATAAGGGGTTTATTCATTACTTGCAATCCATTCCTTCAACTCTATTACATAACCCCTTAGCTCTTGCGCTTTCTGCAAGTGCCATGGTTTTCCTGTCTTAAAGTAGAGCTGATTGTGAGTATCAATCGCTTGAAGTATATTGCGAATGACTGGATTCCATGGTTCACGTATTGGTGAGTTCCAGGTTCGTTTTTCTGACACACTTCCTCCTAAAACTATGCAAAGGCTAGACCTCGCGGGGACTCCTAGCATGTGTTCGAGCGCTCACCTCAATCGCCATGCCTTACAAGACTGACCAAAACATCATTGGCCGCCAGGTCACCACTGAAGTCGAAGAGATGATCTCCGGCATTCGGATCTGCTATGGCGCTGGCGCTGGCCTGCGCACTGGCTCGATTCTGGTCATGCCGACCGTCTACACCACCGCCCAGCTCGTCTCTCTGTTTGATGGTCTGCCGACCGTCACCGGCACTCAGACCCTGGACATCAGCGGCTGTGCTGGCGTTGGTGCTCTGACCAACCCTCAGAAGGCTGTTGCTACTGGCAAGGGCTGGACCCTCGACGTGACCCCCTGATCACTTCCTGCTGAGATCCCAGGCCCCGCTCTGACGGGGCTTTTTTATTAAATTGCCTTACTATCATGAAAAAAGAAACAAAACAACAAGCCAAGTTTGGCAGGGTAATGCGTGAGTTTTATAGCGGAAAACTTAAGTCATCTTCTGGCGCAAAAGTTACAACTCGTGCTCAGGCAATTGCAATTGCAGCAAGCGAAAGCGGCATGAAGCAGAAAAAGCCCAAGCCGAGCAGCAGGAAAAAGCGCTGACAGCAAAACAGTTGCTACTCTGTCAGTGATAGAGGCGGTGCCTCACCCCCGAGCCGCAGTGCTCACCGCTCGGTTGTACCGAAGCAAGTCTTTCTTTTCACATCGGCGGCGGTGCCGCAACCCGTTCATCTTTTTCCCTTGAGGCAAAGACAATGCTCTTCGCTGGCATTCCTTTCATTCCTCAGCTTTTCCTGGAATACCAGCAGGAAGAGCTGCAAAACCGCAACGCTCTTGTCACCTCCGGCCTGATGGTCACGAACGAAGCCATCCAGGCTGAGTTTTCCAAGGGCGGCAAGACCATCGACCTTCCTTTCTTCGGTGATCTCTCCGGTGATTCGGAGATCCTCGATGACACCGTTGGCCTGACCGCTGCCACCCTCTCCGGCGACGTTCAAACCGGCGTTCGCAACATGCGTGGTAAGGCCTGGAAGGCCTCTGACCTGGCTGGTGAACTGGCCGGCTCCGATCCCATGCAGGCCATCGCTCGTCGCACCGGCCAATACTGGGTGCGCGACATGCAAACCACCCTGATCAGCACGATCAAGGGCATGTTTGCAACTGGTGGTCCCCTGACTTCCTCCCACGCTGCCGGCGGCACCAGCACTCAGCTCTCGCAGAGCGTGATGGTTGATGCTATCGCCAAGCTGGGTGATGCAGGCCAGGAGCTGACTGGCGTTCTGATGCACTCCCGCATCTACTACGCCCTGATGAAGCTGGATCTGATCGTCCCGGCCTCCAGCACCTCGCAGCTCGATACGCGGCTGTCCGCTCAACGCCTGGAGCTTGGCACCTACCTGGGTCGCCCGGTCTTCGTTGATGACACCCTGCCGATCGACGCTGGCGCTGGCACTGGTGGCGCTGACGTGCTGCACACCTACTTCTTCGGCCCTGGTGCTTTTGCTTTCGCAACCGCTCCCGCCAAGACCCCGATCGAACCAGATCGCGATTCCCTGAAAGGTATCGACTATCTGATCAATCGGACCCACTATCTCGTTCACCCGAACGGGATCAGCTGGACTGGTAACGCTGCTGGTAGCTCCCCCACCAACACCGAACTGGCCACTGGCACCAACTGGCAGAAGGTGTTTACCGACAACCGCAACATTCGGATCACGCAGCTTCGCTGCTACATCTGATCGCTGTAGTCACTGCCCCGCTCCGGCGGGGCTTTCAACTATCATTTTTCATCATGTCAATCGCCACTTTTCGCCTTGCGCGTGAACAAGAAGAGCTGAAGGCTCGCGAAGAGGCCGCCGCTGCCGAGGAGGCACCTGTGAACTGCCCGATGCCGACCCCGAAGCCCCAGGAGAAGGCCCCAGCGCCGGCTCCACGGGCCAAGACCGCTGCCGCCAAGGCCTGAGCTAGGGAGCTTCCGACATGGCCTTCGTATCGACCCTGGGGGCGTCTGACGCCAATTCTTTCCTGAGCGTTGCGAGGGCCTCTTCTTTGCTGGGAGAGCTTCCCGCGAGCGCTGGCATTACTGCATGGCTAGCGCTCACAACCACGCAAAAAGAGCAATCTCTTGTTGCGGCAACAATGACAATTAATCCCTTGAAGTGGAAGGGTTATGTTGCCGACGCATCTCAATCTTTGGCATGGCCGCGACTGATCAAAGTTGATGGACGACAGCTTCCGACCGACGAGCTTCCAATTGACTTTGAGATTTCAGTTGCTTATGTGGCTGCTTTTCTTGGAAGCAGCGGTGGTTACACGGCTGTTGCTGCAAATGATGGCGGGGCAAGCTTACGCAGCACGAATCAATACGACGAGGTTGAGCTTGGCGACGGAGCCCTGAGGGTCAAGTTCAAGCAAGGTGACATTCCGCAGACAGGAGTTGACTACATTCCTCCGTTTGCAATGGATATTTTGCAGCGTTACATCACCGATCCCAGCTTCCACCAGCCCTACGTTTCAAGAACGAGTACAGCAAGGATTGATCCTTACTATGGCGGGAATGGCTTCCGTCCTAGAAGGATTCGTTTTGCCGGTGGACAGGTCTTTCCTGCGACTGGTGGATGGTATAGCAATCCGCTGTAAGCTGCTATGTCTCTTGTTGACGACATTTTTGGTTCAATTCCAGGCCCGCTGCTTTCGGAGTTTGGATCAAGCGCTACTTATATCAAGGCGAACGCAAGCCCAACTTACAATCCAACAACAGGAGTTCTTTCTGGCGCTGCCACTGAAATCCCCGTAAAAGTTGTTTTTGCGCAACTGAAGCCACAGGAGCTGCAGGGGCTGTATCAAATGACTGACGTAAAATTCGTCATTGCGGCTAGCGAGCTTTCTGGTTATTTTCCGCGCACTACTGATTCGATCAGATACACACAAGGCGGCGTTTCAAAAACAGCAAAGATAGTCGGCGTGCTGTCACCGAGGGGTGATAGCGCTATCCTGCATTCGATTGTGGGGAGGCTTAGCTGAGATGGGAAAATCTATTGGACAGATAAATAGGGATCTTCGACGCAAAGTGCAAAGCGCGGCTCGTCACGCTGCAGCTGAAATCATGAATGGCCTGGCGGAATCAGGCCCAAACTGGTCTGGCGAATTTGCGAATAGCTGGATCGCTGATGCACCTGGCGTTGGAAAAGGAAAAAACGGATCATATCCTTACACAATCAGGGATACTCCCAGCCTGCCCGATACGATTAAGGCTGCAACTCGCGCAAGAAAGCTTGTAATAAGCAATACGGCTGATCATGCAATGGTTGCACTTGACCTTGAGGAAGGCACGGGTTTTGTTAAGCCAGGTATGCCACAGGGAGATATTGTTCTTGAGGGTAGGCGTGTTGGGCGCATGAGAACTGATATTGTCAATTCAGACAAAGAACCAACGTCATTTGCAACTGCGCCAGATGATTGGTTTGTTACTTATCTTAAGGGTGGTGCAATGCAAACAGCTCTTGCAAATGGTGTAAAAATTGGATTCGCAAGTGAAAACAAATGACCTCCTATCAGTCAATTCGCGCAAAAATCGAGGCCCCACTGCTTACGGCCTACAACTCACAGGTGCCACCTGTACCTGTTTATTTTGATAATGTCACAGCTGTTCCTCCTGATCCGCCGAGCGAATATGTAAGAGTAAATGTTACGTTTGGCTTGACGACAGAACCAACGCTTGATGGAACGCTTGATCGAGCAAGAGGAGCTCTTGTTGTTCGTTGTTTTGCGCCAAAAAGTGCAGGCCCAGCTCGATGTCAACAGCTTATTCAGTTAGCAAAGCAGGTAATTGATACAATTAATGCAACATCAAAAACAGCGTCTTCGACTTATTTAAGAATAGGAGCCATCACTGGACCGTCTTTTCAGACACCAGACGACATTCCACATTTTATTGGCAGAATAGATGCTGGTTGGCAGGCCAGCGTGAAGTGATCGCTAGTCTGTATCTAGCTGGGCAGTGCCCACTGACCCCCTGCTTTCTTCGTCATGCCCGCAACTGTCCTTTCCGGCACTTCTGGCGCTCTTTCGTATAAGCCCGCCGGCACCACTGGCACCTTTGCTCCTGCCAACGTTACCACTGCAACCAACGAAATCGTTGTTGAGTCGTACCTGAATCTCAAGGTTGGCGATCCCGTCAAGTTTGCTGTTTACAACGTTCAAGGTGGTACTGTCGCCGGCACGCTTCCCGGTGGCCTTACCGCTGGCACCACTTACTACGTCATTCAGTACACCCCTGGTACTGGTGTTCTGAAAGTTTCCGCGACCCTTGGCGGTTCTTCTGTCACCCTGACCACCACTGGTACTGCAACTGCCCCGAACGAATTCCGTGTTGATTACGCGGACTACGCTCTTGTTTCTCAGGTGCGCGATTGGAGCTTTGAAATTACTCGAAGCGAAATCGACGTTACCACCATTGGCCAGGATGCAGGTCAGTACGCACCGTTCAAGACCTACATCACCGGCTTCGCCGATGGCAATGGCACCGCGAACGTCTACATGACCGATGAGGACGCCGCTCTGGCGAACCGGATGGTCGAAGACGTGCTTCAGCGCAAGCAGGTTGGCGCCGCAATGCGTCTTTATGTTGATCGCGTTGTTGTCAGTGGCTCGGTGAGTGAAACCGCTTCACGCTCAATCTCGATGGAAGTTGTGCTGACCAGCGCGAGCCTGAACGTGAACCCCGATGACGCGATCAGCGTGGCCATCAACTTCCGTCCAACCGCGAACGTCTCCGTCGATCTGTCACAAAGCGCCTGATAGGTTCTTTGTTGTTTTTGCCCCGCTTTGGCGGGGCTTTTCTTTTGTTTATTTCTTGCCATGCCTGACGCAGTAGTTCACGGAACGATTGGAACTGGTGCTGCACTTCCGATCAATGCAACAAATGATGGAAGACTTGAGGTTGACACAGACTTTTCAGACATGTCTGTTGATGCGTTCAACAGATTGCGCGTATCGAATCCACTGACACTATTTGATTCTAGTCATCGTTTTTCAGATAATGGTTACTGGTCAACAAGCACCGCAAATGGTGGCACCGCAGTTTTCAACGCAAATGAAGGCTGTGTTGATCTTTCTGTAACAACTGCATCGGGCTCAAGCGTAATTCGTGAAACCAAAAAAGTATTTGCCTATCAGCCAGGCAAGTCATTGCAAAAAATGAATAGCTTTGTGCTTGCGCCAGCACAAACAAATCTTAGGCAAAGAATTGGATACTTTGGTGCCCAAAATGGAATTTTTGTTGAACTTGATGACTCTCAGATTAGCTTTGTTTTGAGAAGTTCAGTTACTGGATCTGTTGTAGAAAATCGTGTTTCGCAAGCCAATTGGAATGGAGAAGATCGCCTTGACGGCAGTGGCCCGTCTGGCAAAATTCTTGATGTCTCAAAAATTCAACTTTTTTGGGATGATCTTGAATGGCTTAGCGCGGGAAGCGTAAGAGTTGGCTTTGTAATTAACAATGTCTTCCATCACTGCCATACCTTCAATCACGCAAATATTATTTCAACTGGATATATGACAACGGCCTGTCTTCCATTGAGGTACGAGATTACTAACAAAGCGGCAACCGCACAAGCGAGCACACTAAAGCAAATTTGCTCCACTGTAATCTCCGAAGGAGGTTATCAATTGCGTGGAGACCAAAGATCGTTCGGGACCGAAATTACCGCTCCATATTCTCTCGTTGCAGCCGGCACGAAATATCCAGTCTTGGCGCTTAGATTGAAAAGCGCGCGACTTGATGCAATTGCCTTGCCAACCGCTGCTTATTTTATGGGGATTGGCAATGGACATCACTATAAATGGGATGTTTACGTTGCGCCAGCTGTAACTGGAGGTAGTTGGATCAGCGCTGGCAGTGACTCGTCGGTTGAGTACAATATTTCTGGTACAGCAATTTCAAGTGGAACGATTGTTGCGTCTGGGTATTTTTCATCCTCCAATCAATCCAATGCAATGGCGAGCATTTTAAAGGATACGCTGTTTGCATATCAGCTTGAGCGCAACTCCTTTACTTCCACCCCACACGTTTTTGCAATTTCAGTTGCATGTGACACTGCGAATAGCAGCGTTCATGGAACGATGGACTGGGAAGAGGTGACACGGTAACGCTTGCCTTAGCGCTCCTCATGCAATAGGATGAACAGGACCATCTTTTTTCTATGGCCGACACAACCACCCCCCGCGTCGCTCAAGGCATTCGTGCCATCGACCTTCTGCGCAAAGCGGCAAATTTTGAGCCGATTCGGCAAGAGGTCACGCTTGCCAACGGAGATGAATTTGTTTTTTACGTTTCGCCGCTGACCGCTGCAGAACGCGAAAAGGCTCAATCAACCGCCAAAGGCAACAGTGACTTTGGTTTTCAGTTGCTTGTTGCAAAAGCTCTTGACGCAAACGGCGACAAGCTCTTCAAGCCTGGTGACATTGACGTGATGCGCCAAGAAGTTGAAGACGAAGATGTTCAAAAGATCATTCTTTGTGTTCTGAAGCCTCGCGACAAGAAGGACGCTGAACCAGACTCGAAAAGTAATTGAGAAGGAACTAGAGTCTGAAAGCAGGCTCTATTTTCAGCTCTCACTTGCCGAGGCTCTGCACTGTACTCTAAATGAACTGAAAACAAAAGTTACAGACGAAGAACTTCTTCTGTGGCAAGCTTATTTTCAGATCAAGAAGAAAAGACACGATGCAGAGATAGACAAAGCGAAGCGTGGTGCTCGCAGTCGATAGCCGCTTCGTTGTGGAGCGGCTTTTTCGTGCCTGGCTAGACTCGAAGGAGGTAGGGACAGCCTCGCGTGGCCAGTTACGACGCAGAAATCAATCTACTTATTTCTGGAATGAGGCAGCTCGATGAGGTGTCTCGAAAAATTGATGGAATTCAGGATAAAATTCTTGCAGTCAACAAGCTAGACATAAGCCCGCAGCAAAGGGATCCATCTACCGGGCGCTTCACAAAAGACCCAGGAAGGCAAAATAGAATATTACTTGCCGAGCTGAGAGAAGTTTATGACGCTGAATTAAAAATTGAAGATGCAATAAAAAATAGGAATAAAGAACAGGAAGCAGGAATAAATAAACAGGCAAAATTAAATGCAGCAGCAAATCAATACGCAAAAGTCCTCGAAGACCTTGATCGTGGTGGAGCCGGGCAAGGCCTTTCTGCAACTCTGCAATCTCAGGCGGTTGCGATACAACAGGCATACGACGCGGCTACCGACGGTGGAACAAAAAATTTAGCACTTATTAAATCACTAACCCAAGAACTTAGTTCAATTGTTCAAATTCAGAATCAAATCAATAGGCTTTCTTCTTTTCAAATTAAATCATCTTTTGCCGCCCAAGGCTTCGAGACGCAGCTTTCTGGACTTCGCGGCAAGGCTGCCGGAATCTCTACCAGTGGCGGTCTCTCCCTGCAGGGAGTGCCTCTGCAGCCAGCGGCAAAATCGGTTGGAATAGAAAGCGTATCTGCAATAGAAAAACAAATTTCAGAGTTTAGAGCTGCAGTTTCCGCAGGCCTGGAGTCAGAGGCTGAAAAACTGAAAACCAGCATTTCTGGCTCTTTAAATCTGCTGAAGGCAGAAATCAATGAAGCGGCTATAAAATCTGCGAATGAGCAGAGTGAAATAAGTGCTGCAATTGGCAAAAGACAGGACGCAATTAGGTCCTGGTCTAACTTTTTTTCAGACGCAACGCAAGAAGCTGAAAGGCTGAAAACGGAGACTCTTCAAAAATACGCAAGACTGCGTGGAGCACAAGCCTCAGATATTCCGATGGGGCCGCTTCCTGCTGGAAGGCCTGGCGGTGCAAGGCACCTGATCGAAGAAAGAGACATGATAAAAGAAATGCTTACCGTTGAAAAAGAACTTGCTTCGATCAGGGATAATTCACTCAAGGACTCCTTGAAACTTGAAGACGAAAGACTAAAGCTTGTTGAGCAAAGAAAAAAGAAAGAGGCTGAAATCAGGGATACAATTGTTGATGCAATTACGTTTGGCAAAGGACAAGAGGTTGCCAGTGGTATTCAAAGCACAATTGAAAATGTAAAGAGAGGTGGAACAAATGCCTTGATTCGTGGCGGCCTGACGGCAGGCGGCTTTGGTATCGCAAAAGGTGTTTCCGCTGCAAGCATGACCCTTGCTGGGGCCTCGGAAGCGCTTACAAGCGCTCAGGGACCGCTTTCTTCCCTCCGAAATGCTGTTGGCGACTGGGCTGTCAATGTAATTGGAGACATGGGCTCGGCGTTCAATGATGCCCTTGGTGGCGTTCCTGGGATGCTTACAGGTCTCCTTGACGGTCTTGGGCAAATCCCTAACGAGGTGGCAATTGGCACTATCGCCCTCATGGCTTTTGCGCCTGCAGCAAAGTCAGCAGCAGAAGCTGCTTACGCACTTGGAAAGGCATTTGGCCAATCTGGCATGGGTGGAAGCATTAAGCAATTTGGAAACGACGTAAAACTTGTACTTGACAGACAGACAAATATTTTTGAAAGCGCTATTGACGCTATGTCGTCAATGGAGCTAAATATTGGCGAACTAAATACGCCCAAAGAGCGTCCAGAGGATCTATTTACCGCAGTGATAGATTCTGTGACGGAAATGAATATGGACCTTAAGGTATCAACCGATTACATGGATGCATTTAATGATATTGTTGGCGATGTAAACATGGGGCTTACTCGCACAAACAGGACGCTTGATGAAGTACAGCAACATCTGCATACATTAACCATGATTGATGCAGAAAACATGGTCGCCGCTAATCAACAGGCTGGCGCAGACTTCAAGGCAATGAATACAAGGCAAAAAGCATTGCAGTTAAGAAAAGAAGAAATTCTTCAAATAAAAAGAGCTGAAGATTTTGAAAGACGGCTTGCTGTAATTCGCGAAAGGGATACACGCAAAAAAGAAAAAACCGCATTCAATGAAAACCTTGCCCTTGGCGTAGGTTTCCCGCTGATGTTTGGAGCTGGCCCTGGATCGGTTGCTGGCTCTGCGATTGGCTCTTTCTTTGGCTCTGGTTTTGGCGGTCAGATTCTTGGTGGCGCTATTGGTCAGATTCTTGATCAATCAGTTGCTTCGGCTGCAAAGCTTGGCAATGCACTTGCGATGGTAAATGGAGAATACGGAAAACTAAGAGAACAGGGTATTGCGTTCAGCGCTGAACTGGAAGCGCAAACTCGAATGATGCTTAAGGCGGGAGAGTCGCAACAAGCAAAAGATATAGCTGGAGCAGCTATAACTACTCAAACCGGTGACATTAATCAGCTTGGATTCAAGGCAGGTGCAACTGCTGTAAATGAATTACAAAAAGCATGGGATGGGGTGCTTAAGTCAGCCCAGTCAATACTCGGACTTCTTGCTGCGCCATTTATCCTTGCACTGACGGCAATACTTCGAGTCGTTCAAGCAATTCTTTTTGTTATTAATTTTGTCGTTACTGGAATAATGAGCCTAATTGCTCTGATTCCTGGAATAGCAGAATTAGGGCAGTTGCTAACCGATCTTGGCCTTTCAAATACGGCTGAGTACGAAAATCAATTAAACGAATTAAACAAGCAGATTGAGGCACAGGACGAACTTGCGAAACTTGAAGAAAAAAGAGCTCTCTGGGCTGGTCAAACGCTTAAGATGAACAACGCCCAGCTTGCTATATTTGAGAAAAAGGTTGCAGCCTTAGAAAGGCAAAAGGCCTTTGAAAAAGAAATTAGGGATCTAAGGTTAACTCCGGGACCAGACACAGCCGAGGGTCGCGCAAAATTCCAAGAACTTCTTCATCTTAAAAACAAAGAGTTTGCGGCAAAGGAAATTGCTATTGCCCTCAAGGATGCACAGTCAATTTATAATACAATCCTGGATCACAATAGGGATATTGCCGAAAAAAACAAGCAAAATGCACAGCAATATTACGACATGGTACTGCAAAATGCAAGAGCGCAGCAAGACTTTGATATTGCAGTAGCGAGAAAAGTGCAAGACGCTCAGGTGAAGATGACTGAGCAAAGATTTGAGTTTGAAAAGAAAAAAAGACAAGAAGCGATCAAGGCAGAGGAGCTCGCAAACAAGCAGTCCTCAATGCAGCGATCTCTTGCTGCCGCAATGTCATCAACACCAGAGGAGGGAGCGCTTCTCAATACTGTTCAGACAGCGCTAGACGAATGGCGCACTGGGCGCAAGTCGGTTGAGCAAGAAGCGCAGGACAAGCAGCGCAGTGCTCAGCTTGAAGCGCAAAAAGCAATGATCGCAATTGAACGCTACAAGCTTGACAATGCTTTGCGTATTGCAAGGGCCAACGAAGACAGTCAGTTAAAAATTAGAAGAATTAACGAGCAAATTAACAAACAAAATGATGAAGTGCAAAGAAAAGGGTTAGAGCGTCAGATCGAGGGCGCAACTTATGGCCTTAAACAGGCTATGGCTCTGCAAAGAGCTGAGCAAATGAAAGTCATGCAAGAACTTGAAAGTTTTTATCAAGGCAAAAAGTCGCTGACCGGCAAAGAGCTTGATTTGTTGAATAAGCAATTTGTGGACTTTAATGCGACAATCAAATACTTGGATGAAGCAAAGAGAAAAATAGAAGATAGGCTATCCGGTCTTTCGGTAAGCAGGCTCACTCCAATGGGTGCCGCTCCTGCTCTCACCGATACATCTGCCCCAGCCTCTAAAGCAGAGGAGGCCGCTGTTAGGGCCAATACAGCATATCAAAATATTATTATTGGACTTGAAAAAATAAATGGACTAACGGCACAAGATATTGATCTTGCCAAAAAGTTTTTAGACCCAGCAGCCGGCTATCTTGATGAATTAAATAAAATTATTAAAGCGCAACAAGAAAAACTTCAATATGAAAAGCTATACGTTGATTACATAAAAACTGGAGCCACGCCTGCGCTCGCAGAGCAATTAGCGCAAACTAAGTTAATTGGAAGTCAGCAAGAAAAAAATGTTTCTATTTTGATAGCTGCGCTTCAGGCCGCAGCTTTGATCCAAGAAAATCCAGAGATGAAGAAAGCGCTGGAAGGTCTGGTTGATATACTGCAAAATGTTCGCGATTCAATTAGTGCAAAAACAACGACAGCGCTTGCTGGAATCCAGGCTGAAAACTCGTTTGGATCGCAGATTGCAAGTGAAGCAAATAGAGCAAGGGAAGAGCTGAATGCCATGCTTGATCCAATTAATCAGGTCAAGTCTGCCGCCGCTGGTATTGGCGATGCCTTTAGCCAGTCATTTATGGGAGTTATCAATGGAACGATGACGGCACAGGATGCGCTTGCGAGCTTCTTCAATAATGTTGCGAACTTCTTCCTCGACATGGCTGGCAAGATTATTGCTAAGTGGATTGAGATGACAATACTTAATAGCGGGCTGCAGTTGTTCCCGGGCGCACCGTCTTTACCGATCAGCCCCGGCTATGGCGGTGGATTCATGCCAACGCCAAATGCCAATGGCAATGCTTTCAATGCAAATGGAATCGTTCCTTTTGCAAACGGTGGGATGTTCACCAATTCCATCGTCTCCTCGCCAACCCTTTTCAGGTTTGCAGACGGCGCCGCAATGCGGACCGGGGTGATGGGAGAGGCCGGCAGTGAGGCGATCATGCCCCTTGCCAGGGGGCCTGGTGGCGCGCTGGGTGTTCATGCCTACGGCGGTGGTGGCGGCGATACGAACATCACGATTCACGTTGACGCCACTGGGACTAAAGTGGCTGGTGATAACACCAATGCAAAAGAGCTTGGCAGGGTGATCACTGCTGCAGTTCAGTCTGAAATCGCAAAACAAAAACGTCCCGGTGGCTTACTGAGCAGCTAAACCAATGGCAACTTTTCCAGCCTATCAACCGATTTACCCAGCCACTAAGTCAAGCGAGCCGGTTATTCGTACCGTCAAGTTTGGCGATGGTTTTGAGCAAAGGATTGCCTTTGGATTAAATCAAAATCCAAAAAAGTGGCAACTTACTTTTGACCTTGCCGATGAAGACGCAGATATTATTGAAGCATTCTTAAATGCAAGAGCCGATGACGCAGAAAGCTTTGACTGGACGCCACCAGACTCAAGCACTTCTTATAAGTGGGTATCAGAGCCGTGGAGCAGGGAAATGTATGAATTTCAAAGAAGCAAGATTACCGTGACATTCCGACAGGTATTTGAGCCCTAGTCTAGACTGACCACATCGACCGAAGCCAATGTCACTCATCGTCACCCGTGCCGGTAAGGGCAGCCCGCTGACCCATACCGAGCTTGATGCCAACTTCACCAACCTCAACACCGACAAGGCTGGCTACATCACCGGAGAAGGTGGTGTCGTCACGCAGGCCACCAGCAAGGCAACAGGCGTCACGCTCAACAAGAAGACCGGCCAGATCACACTCAACGGTGCAGCCCTTGCTGCTTCAACCACGGTCAGTTTCGTGCTCACCAACACCACCATCGGCGCCAACGATGTGCTGGTGCTGAACCATGTCAGCGCAGGCACTGCAGGGGCCTACACGTTGAACGCGCAATGCGCTGCAGGTTCGGCCACGATCAACGTGCGCAACGTCACCGCCGGCAGCCTTAGTGAAGCCATCGTGATCGGCTTTGCTCTGATCAAAGGAGCCATCGCCTAATCCATGGCCTATGTCGTAACCGGCTATTGGGACGCTGGTTACGTCACCAGCGATAGCGAAGCCACACTCAGCAGCGCACTACAGGAGATCGCGCCTGGTGCTGTCATCGAGTTGTTTCAGCTTGAGCTGAACGTTGCGCAACACGGCGTCGCTACAACGTACTACTTCCATGCCGGCGTAAACGGCCTGATTGCTGACATCACCTGGAACGGGCAAGCCTATCAGGCGCTGCCCATCCAGGCCGAAGGCTTTGAGCTGACCGGCAAAGGCACACTGCCGCGTCCCAAGCTGTCAATTAGCAACCTGGCCGGCACCATCAGCACACTCATCAGCACTCTGCCCGAGGGCCTGCAAGGTGCCAAGGTGACGCGCATCCGTACCTTGGCGCGTTACCTCGATGCAGTCAACTTCCCCGGTAGCGTCAACCCAACAGCAGATCCTTACGCCGAGTTTCCCCGTCAGGTCTACTTCATCGACCGGCTCGCGCTTGAAACCCGCGACATCATCGAGTTTGAACTTGCCAGTGTCTTTGACCTTGCAGGCGTCAGAGCACCAAAGCGGCAATGCGTGACACGTTGCCAATGGAAGTACCGCTCTGCTGAGTGCAGCTACGCCGGCACCAACTACTTCAACATCAACAACAACCCAGTCGGCAGCCTGAGCCAAGACGTTTGCAGCAAGACCGTAGAGGGTTGCGAGAAACGGTTTGGTGTCAACCAACCATTGCCTTATGGCGGCTTCGTAAGCATCGGCACCTATTTCGCATGACCTGGCGCGACAAGGCATTGCAGCACGCTCAGGCCGAGGATCCGCGTGAGGCGTGCGGCCTGCTGGTGATCATCAAAGGCCGCAAACGCTACTGGCCGTGCCGCAACCTAAGCACCAACGAGCAATGGTTTGTGCTTGATCCGGTGGATTATGCCAAGGCCGAAGACGCGGGCGAGATCATCGCCATCGTCCACAGCCATCCGATCTCCCCACCAACGCCTAGCGAGGCCGACAAGGTGGCCTGCGAAGCTTCGGGCCTGCCGTGGCACATCGTCAACCCAAAGACCTGCCAATGGGGCACCTACGAGCCGTGCGGTTACCGTGCGCCATTGATCGGGCGGCAATGGGTGTGGGGTGTCACCGACTGCTGGAGCCTGGCGCGTGATTGGTACGCCGAGAACGGCATCAACCTACGCGACTGGGATAGGCCGATCAACCCTGACGACTTCACCCAGTCGCCGATGTTTGATGGCTGCTGGGCTGCTACCGGCTTCCGCGAGCTGCGCGATGATGAGCCGTTGGAGCCCGGTGACCTGCTGCTCATGTCAATCCATTCGCCTGGCCTCAACCATTGCGCGGTCTACATTGGTGATCAGCTTGTACTGCATCACATCCAAGGCCGCCTTAGCAGCCGTGACCTCTATGGCGGCTGGCTCCTAAAATGCACTGGTAGGAGGCTTCGTCATGCTGCGTAGGATCAAGCTATACGGCAAGCTGGCGAAGTTCATCGGCCATCGCGTCCTTGAAGCTGATGTAAGCAGCGCAGCCGAAGCGGTGCGGTTCCTGCTGGCCAATTGGCCTGAGCTGGAGCAGCACATGGCTGATCAGCACTACCGGGTAAGCGTTGGCACCTACGCATTGGACAAAGACGAGCTGCACGATCCAGCAGGGCAGCAGGAGATCAGCATTGCCCCGGTGGTTGCAGGGGCTGGAACGGTTGGCCGGATCATTCTTGGCGCAGTGCTCATCGGCCTTAGCTTTATTTCTGGCCTTCAAGCAGCTGCCATCTTCGGTAGCAAGCTCACGGTCGGAGCAGCATTGCTCAGCCTTGGCGGTGGATTGGTCCTTGGCGGAGTCGCTCAACTGCTAACACCTACACCAAAGATGCAGGCAGTCGATCAAGATCCACGCAAGACCTACAACTTCTCAGGCATCCAGCAAACCTCACGCCAGGGCACTCCCGTCCCTGTGGTCTACGGCAAAACGCTTCTGGGCAGCATTGTGATTAGTGCTGGCGTTGATACCGTGCAGGTGAAGGCATGAGCAAGCCATTCATTGCAGGTGCTGGTGGCAAGGATGGCGGCGGCAGTTCACGCACACCGAGCACCGCCAAAGACAGCCTTGACTCACGGCAGTACGCCAATGTTATTGACCTCATTTCTGAAGGTGAAATTGAGGGCTTGGTTGATGGCATGAAGTCCATCTATCTCAATGACACACCACTTCAGAACTTAGACGGCAGCTACAACTTCAAGGACGTAGAGGTTCACGTTCGCACCGGCACGCAAACGCAAGCCTACATCCCTATTGCTGCCAACCCATCAAACGAAATCCCTGTTGGCATTACTGTCGTCAAGGACGTTCCCGTTGTTCGCACAATCACCAACGATGAAGTTGACGCTGTGCGGATCACGGTTGCCGTGCCATCATTGCAGGTAATCAACGCCAGCACAGGCGACACCAGCGGCGCCAAAATTGAACTTGCAATCGCCGTCCAGTATGCAGGCGGTGGCTATACCAATGTGATCAGCGGCGCTGCCGGTACCATCACAGGTCGCACTGGTGATGAATACCGCATTGACTACGAGATCAGACTCAACCGCCCTAATCCAACAGATAACGTAGACATCCGCGTCACGCGGGTAACGGCTGACAGCACCAATTCGTTGCTGACTGATGCGTTTAACTGGGCAAGCTACACCGAGATCATCCTCGCCAAACTCACATACCCAAATAGTGCATTGATTGGTTTCCGCATCGACGCGGAACAGTTTGGCAGCATCCCGAAACGCAGCTACCTCATCAAAGGCATCAAGATTCAGATCCCAACCAATGCCACGGTTGACCCGATCAACGGGGCGCTGATCTATTCCGGTATCTGGGATGGCACCTTCACGGCTGCGACATGGTGCGCCGATCCGGCCTGGTGTTTGTGGGATCTGCTCACCAGCACCCGCTACGGCTTCGGTGATCACATCCAAGCGTCACAGCTTGACAAGTGGGCCTTCTACGCTGCATCGCGGTACAGCTCAGCACAGGACACCCGCCCTGGCGGTACAACAAATGACTATCACCCGGCCACCGGCAAGCACGGCGTCCCCGATGGCTATGGCGGCTATGAGCCACGCTTCTCCTGCAACACCAACACCCAAACCGCTGAAGATGCCTACAAGCTGATCAATGATCTGCTGTCGGTGTTTCGCTGCCAAGGGTTCTGGGATGCTGGCTCGCTAACGATCGCGCAAGATGCACCAGCTGATCCGGCCTACCTGTTCACTACCGCCAACGTTTCTGCTGAAGGGTTCTCCTATACCAACGGCAGTCTCAAGACGCGGCCTAACGTCTGCGTCGTGTCCTATCTGGACGTGGGACGCTACGACTACGTGGCCGGTAAGTGGGTTGATGGCCTCCGCGACACCGCTTACGAGGTGGTCGAGGACATCGAGGCGATCGACAAGTACGGCGTCGTCAAGACTGAAGTCAGCGCCTTCGCCTGCACCAGTCGCGGCCAAGCCAATCGCATCGGGCGGTGGATGCTCTACACCGAGCGTTACGGCGAAGCGTGCAGCTTCACCGCCAGCCTCGATGCAGGGCAGCAGCTGCGGCCTGGGCAGATCATCGCCATTGCCGATCCGGTGCGTTCTGGCTCACGCCTCGCCGGTCGCATCGCCTCTGCAACCACAACCACCGTCACAGTTGATGACACCGCCGCAACCGATCTGACCTACGACGGCAGCTCGCAGCTATCAGTGATCCTGCCCGATGGCACCGTTGAGAAGCAGTACGTCTCGGACATCACTGGTGCTGTCATCACCGTACAGGCGCCGTTCACCGTGGCACCGAACCCAAATAGCGTCTGGCTACTGGAACGCACAGCCGTACAACCAACGCTCTGGCGTGTGCTTTCTATTCAGGAGCAAGACGATCTTGCCTATACGATCAGCGCCATCACGCATGATCCGGCCAAGTACGCCTACGTCGAAGAAAATGTGCCGCTGCAACCACGCAGCACCACCACGCTGAACACAATCCCTGCGACACCGACTGAACTTGCGGTGCTTGACATCCCCATGCAGGGTGGCGGTACCACAAAAGAGGTGCAGTACGAACTTAATGGACGCATTGCGGTCAAGGTCACCTTCGGATGGAAAGGACCGCAAGGCATCAAGAACTTCCGCGTCAAGTATCGCTACGAAGATGACAACTTCACAACCGTAACCGTTCAAGGTACTACATTCGACATCCTTGACGCCAAACCTGGCACATACTCAATTCAGGTCTCAAGCATCAACGCAAGCAACATCCTTTACAGCGAACCAGCCGAAGCCACCTATACGATACTGGGTCTTGGCGCTGCACCTGCTGATGTAAGCAGCGTGTCAATCGTGGCGCTTAGCGAAAGCGTCGCCATGCTTACCTGGACGCCAAGCACTGAGCTTGACGTGAGGCTGGGCGGCAAGGTGATCATCCGCCATGACCCACGTCCTGCTGCATCTGCTGAATGGGCTGCAAGTACGCAGATTGTTGAAGCCGTCGCCGGTTCATCATCACAAAAGCAGGTGCCGCTGCTGCCCGGCACCTACTTCGTCAAGTTCCAGGACTACCTCGGCAACCGCTCGGTCAACGCAACCGCCGCTGAGGTTAGCCTGCCCGACTACCAGTCCCGTAAGCAGCTTGACCTTTACGTTGCAATGGACTATGCCAATGCGTACTACTTCGGTGGTGTGCAATGGCAAGAGGAGGCGCTGGCCTCACCATTCAGCGGCACGGGCCTCAACTGCGTTTACAGCGACACTGAAACGGCGCTGGTCATTGCAGGTGGCGCCGAATACGTCGAAGCTGGTTACGTTGCTGAGCTGTACGCCGCCTCGGCTACCGTCTCACCTTACGTTGCAGCCGACTACTGGCAGCCGGTCTATGCAGTTGGTGATCTGTACGCCGAATACACATTTGCCGAGACCTTGGACATGGGTGCGGTGTATGACGTGCTGTTCAGGCGTTACGCACTGATTCGCGCTGTCGCTACATCCGTCCTGTTTGACGATGCCGGCGGCTTGTTTGATTCACGCACCGGCTTCTTTGATGGAGAAACGATCGACGCCATCAACCTGGTCACCTACATTCGCGCCACCAACGACAACCCATCTGGTACGCCATCATGGGGTCCATGGACGGAGTTGATCAATGCTGCCGTTCAAGGTCGCGCCTTCCAATGCAAGGCTGTCTTCACATCGAACAGTGATTCGGTGAATTGCGCAGTCGAGGCGCTGCGCATCATCCCCGAACTGTTCCGCCGCTTTACGTCAAGCACCATCCCAACCACTGATAGCACCATCACCTTTGAACACGCCTTCTACGACCTCAACGCCATCACCATCACCGCGTCAACCATGCCAAGCGACTACTCTCTAGCGATCACCGCATCAAGCCGCAGCGGCTTCAGCACTGCGTTCACGCAAGCCGGGCAGCCCGTCGTCCAGCCCTACACTTACAATGTCACAGGATACGGGAGGGAGGTCTGATGTCACAAGCTGATCAGCAGGTGCAGAACGCTGCGTTCCCTGCTGTCCGTACCGACATCAACGACAACCTCGCAGCACTGTTCAGCCAATCAAGTGGCGCCAGTCCCCCAGCCGTCACGGTAGCGTTCCAGCCGTGGATCGACATTAGCAGCAGCCCTGCCGTATGGAAGGTCCGCAACGCCTCCAACACCGGCTGGATCACTATTGGCACCATTGACGCCACAACATTCAGCACGGGCGGCATCACCGCTATCGCCAATGGCGGCACCGGCCAGACCACAGCAACAGCAGCCCTCGCCGCACTTCTGCCCAGCCAGGCCGGCAACAGCGGCAAGGCATTGACCACTGACGGATCACTGGCTAGTTGGGGAATTGTTGCATCAGGTGCTTCTGTACAGGTATTTACTAGCTCAGGCACATATACGCCAACAGCAAATAAAACCACATTTTTGGTGTTTACCACTGGTGGTGGCGCTGCTGGTACTAGTGGCGGTACTAGTGGTGGTACTGGTGGAGGTGGAGGGACTGCGATCAGGCTTTATTCGGCAACCGAAATGGGAGCCAGTGCAACAGTTACAGTTGGCGCTGGTGGCAGTACAGGTGGCGCTGCTGGCGGAACTAGTTCGTTTGATCCAGGCGGAACAGGCCTGACCATTACAGGCGGCGGGGGCTCCGCCAGTAGTAGTGGTGGCAGTGGTGGTGGCTCTACGGACAGCCTATTTAGCATTGACGGATCAGCTGGAAGTCCTGGAAGCGCCGGACGCGTTGGCAACTCATTCTGGATGTCAGGCAGAGGTCGCGGAGGCACTGCTACTTCCACCGCCATTGGCCAAGGCACCGCTGGCGTAGTGCTGATCCTCGAATGGTAACCCCCATGACCTACGCACTAATCAACACCGCTGGCCTCGTCGTTAATGTCATCCTGCTGGATGATCCAACCGACTACACACCACCTAGCGGTCAACGTCTAGTCAAGATCCCCGCAGGCACTTCCGCCGGTATCGGCTGGACCTATGCCAATGGTCAATTCATCGCACCGCCTGATCCCGAACCCGTACCACCTACGCCTGAAGAGCAACGCGCCAATCGCCTCGCCGCTTACAAAGTCGAAGCTGATCCGCTGTACTTCAAGTCGCAACGCGGTGAAGCGACCATTGAAGAATGGGAAGCCAAGGTTGCTGAGATCCGCGCCCGTTACCCCATGCCTCCACAAGACTGATGGCTGTACGATCCAAAACCGGCACCGCTAAGCTTGAGCATCAAGCCGGTAAACCGAAAACTACACGGGATGGCTACGGTCAAAATTCTTGTCCTCGGCGAAGAGGCAAAAAACCTCTTCGGGGTCAAGGGCGATAGGGGCAAATTTTCCGTAAGTGAATTTTTCAGCAACTTCTCTAGCGGCAATCGCCGCTTCTTTGGTTGCGTATGATCCAAGATGAAGCTGCCTGCCCTTGACAACTACGTAAGCCTTCCAGTATTCGATGCCTCCAACTACGGCGTACGTTACGCCTGATTGGCCAGACGTATTGTTTCTACGCAATCTTCTGCAGTTCCGCAGATTTTCCGTTGCGGTAGCCATTCGTAAATTACTGGGACAGTTGTTAGACGGATTTCCGTCTATATGATCTATAAAGTAATTACCAGGATTTTCCCTGGTGGCAATGTAGTAAGCAATTCTATGTGCAAGCATTTTATTGTTTTGCTTTCTAATCTCGACATATCCATCGGGTCGCATATATCCAGCGCGCTTACCTATAAGTTCTTTGAAATAACTGGTACGCCAAACAAGATCCGATCCATCAATAGCAAACCATTTCTCCAATTCGCGCAGAGGGGGCAGTGGCTTGATACTGCGAGTTGTAGCCATGAAACACGCCAAAACCATGGTCAGCTTAACACCCGTCAAGGCAACGGCACCCGCTCCAAGCCCAGCCACGGACGCAAGAAGCTGCGCGGGCAAGGTCGCTAGGCTGCCTTAGTAGTCACGGCAACGCGCCATGATTGAAAGTCTGGTGGTAGCCGTGGTCTGCCTAGTTCTTGGCGGCATCGGTGGCAATGCCTCAAAGTGGGTGGAACGCCGCAGCAAGGAAGACGAGTCCGCCAGCCTGGCTATCGTCAAACTCAGTGCCGGTGTTGAGCACATCGCCGCCGAGCTTACCGCCATCCGCGAAGACATGCACCACGATCGCCGCGAAATCTTTGGGCGCCTTGGTGGCGCAGAACAACGCATCGCTAGGCTGGAGGCAACCACAGAGAACCGTCATGGCTCTTGACTCTGCAACCACCATTGCAATTATTGGTATTACTTACGGTGCCGCTAGCGACATCATTGGTCTTTTGCCTATTCGTCAAAACTCTGTTGTTCAGGTAGTGCTCCGCCTGCTGGGCATGGTCATCCCAAAGCGCTGAGCCCAGTTCCAGATGCACGGTGGCTCTTGCGCTTCGGTGACAAGGACCACCTGCAGCAAGCTGCGCAGGACTGGAAGTTTCAAGCCACATTGAAGCCACGTCTTGACGCGCAAGAGGCGGACTGGCACGCGACACAACCGCCGGCGATGCCGCCGCCCACGATCATCAACCACCCGCCAGAGCCAGGTGACAGCAGCCTGTTGGGTGGCGCAATGTCAATCCATTCTCCATGGTCAACGGATGAGCAACCCGGCGCCGATCACCCTTGAGCAGCTATTTAGGCACTACAAGGGCCTGCCTCATCAACTTGCTGCAATTGTTGAGCTGGAGCAAGATATTCGTGAAAATGGATACGAGTTTGCGATGCGTCGCGATCGGCCATGGTTCAAGACATGGAGTCAATCTGGAAAGCAAATTGATCTTGGCCCTGCTCTTGATCTGATCAAGAAATTTGAAGGTTGTCGCCTAGAGTCCTATCCAGATCCGGCGAGTGGCGGCGATCCATGGACCATTGGCTACGGAACCACTAGATACCAGGACGGCAGACAGGTTCGCAAGGGCGACAAAATCAATCCAGTCGAAGCAGACATGCTTCTCAGGCTTGAGGTTGATCGCATTGCAAAAAAGCTTGCAAGCGCCGTGCCTTTTTGGCGCGAAATGAGTTCCACTCAGCAATCTGCACTTGTAAGTTTTGCTTACAACTTGGGAGAGGGCTTCTATGGCGCCTCCGGGTTCGAGACGATCAGTGCCAAGCTGCGAGACAGGGCCTGGGATGAGGTGCCCGCCGCCATGCTGCTCTATCGCAACCCTGGCACCAATGTCGAGGCCGGCCTGCGGCGCCGGAGGGAGGCGGAGGGACAGCTTTGGACCATGGGGACAACAAGGCTTCCCGAGCCGGTTCTGCAGCCCGCCAAGCTGACTCCAGACAGCCCGTTTACCGCCAGGCTCTCGGCTCACATCAGACTGGGCGAGTTCGCTCTGGATCAAGAAGCGCGGCGCTTCGATCATCAGTATCAGTTGGACACGGCGGCTGAGCTGGCGGCCTTCCTGGAGCGGGTGCGGACGGCATTCGGTGGCAGGGCGATTGTCGTCACCAGCGGTTACAGGCCGCAGGCGGTGAATCGAGCGGTTGGCGGAGCGAGTAGCTCGGAGCATCTCTACAACGCGCCTGGTGTTGGAGCTGTCGATTTTTACATCGACGGCGTTGACATCAACAAGGTCCAGGACTGGTGTGACAAGAACTGGCCTTATTCTGTAGGATATGGTGCGCCCAAGGGTTTCGTACATCTCGGAATCCGCCAGGGCAAACCAAAAGTACGCTGGGACTATTGATGCTTGTTCCTGATCACGAAATCCGCAGGTTGTGCCGGCAGCACAGTCTTGTTGTTCCATACGTCGAGGAACATCTCAACCCAACCAGCATTGATGTCACTATTGGCGGCCTGATTATGGTCGAAGTTGAGCATACCGCTGAACTGCAGCCACTTGACATCGGCCATTACACGCAAGACAATCCGTACTGGGTAGCGCCTGGCGAGTTTTTTCTTGCTGCAACGCAAGAAACCTTTAATCTGCCAGACTACATTGCTGCGCAGTTTGTACTCAAGTCATCTCGCGGTCGCGAAGGCTGGGATCACGCAGAGGCTGGTTTCGGAGATCCAGGCTGGCATAAATCTAAACTAACCATGGAACTCAAGAACATTCGGCGTTATCATTCCTTGCCAATTTGGCCGGGCCTGCGAATAGGGCAGATGAAATTTATCCTTGTCAGCGGCACTGTTGAAAAGTCCTACGCAGTAACCGGAAGATACAATAACGACGAAACGGTAATGCCATCAAAAGGGTAGCTACTGCGTTAGATGCTCAATTTTCTTTTAATGCTCAACAACATTGAGCATTTTTTTATGCCATCTTTTTCCATCGCCTGAAGTTTTTCGATGGAGACGCCCATCTCCTTGCTGAGTTTTTTCCAGGGAATAGGCGTTTCTTGGTTTCTGGAAAGAATCACTGTTTTGGTTTTCTCGTCAAGATAGTTGTTTACCGCAAAAGTCATATCGGCCATGTTTGTCTCTAGCTCAATCTCCTCAAGTGTGTTTAAGTTTTTCTCGTCGGGAATTGTCTCCATGATATTCAGTCCATCTTCTTGGCCGCCAATGCGTTTATCAAGGCTAAAAGTGGTTTTTGGGGCAGCAAGTATCAGCTTAATCTCGTTAAGTTCGATGCCAGATGCTTCTGCAACTTCTTCAAGCGTTGGATCTACTCCAGTTTCCCTAGATAATTCTTCAATTGTTTTTTTAATTTTTGCAATAGCTTCGTGAACATTGATTGAAAGGCGAATTGTCAGGTCGCCAAATTGAATGGCACGTTGAATTGACTGTCTGATCCACCAGTAGGCATAAGTGCTCATTGCATAGCCTCGTGTAGGGTCAAACTTTTCTACTGCTCTAATCAGTCCAATATTTCCTTCCTGAACTAAATCCATCAAGTCAAGAGTCTTGCAGTACCTTGCATACTTTTTTGCTATATTTACAACAAGTCTCAGGTTGCATGTAACGAACTTATCTTTTGCTCTTTTGCCAAGCCTTTCGACTATTTTGTCTTCATGTGTATAGGTGGAGCGGTCTTTCGACCGTATCGCGATCCAGGCTTGAATCTGGCTGCCAAGAAGGACTTCTTGCGATTTAGTGAGCAACGGATATTTGCCAATTGCGTTCAGATAGATGCTCACTGAGTCATTGGCCATTGTCCTTGAGGGTTCCAGCAGAGACTTGCATTGAGTGCAGTTTCCATCTGGCCTGCCACTCCTGTTCATGATCCCACATCATGCCAATTCCGTAAACACGCCATTTCCATCCATTTTCCTCGCATGGACTTTCAAGCCATGGCCCGTTAGGCTCGTTCATGGTCTGCCATTGATGAGCATGTCCGATTTAAGCTATCGCCCCGAAGACGAGCTTCAGGAGACGCTTAACTCACGAAAGCTGAAGGAACTATTTACAAAGGGCGACTATCGAGGCTTGCTTGAAATGGCGCTTCTTCTCAGCCATCAGGCTTCTTACAACAACAGCCGAGCGCACTTTGCAATAATGGAAGCAGCAAAAAATATGAGCGAAGAGTTTTCGCTTAGCAAGTATATGAGCTTTATAGAGGAAAATTCAGTAGGGGATACTGGGATCGAACCAGCCTAGTTTCGATTATGAGTCGAACGCTTTCACCAGATAGCTAATCCCCCAATAGAGGCAGGGGGAGTTGAACCCCCACAGCTTTACAGCTTACGGATTTTAAGTCCGTTGCGTCTACCAATTCCGCCATGCCTCCATTGAATTGGCTTAATTGCCAAATTGGCGCAATGAGTGAACCTCGATCCACCTGGCGACCTGGGAGCACCGCCAGCCGTAGCAGGCCGAGGCACGCACGATCGCCCTCAGGTTCGCCTCCAGGGGCGCTTCCTTGTCCCAGCAAGCATTGATGACTGCATCAACCTCGGAGTCCGTCATGGCGTCTCAGGCAGGGCTCTCTTCGCCTTCCGCGATCAGGCTCGTGAGGTCAGGGGGAGAGTAGAAAGGCCCCTTCATCACCTTACCCATTTCGTTTCTAACAGGAGAACCGTTGACCAGCTTTGTCATGTTACTGTCAAATACCATTTTCATCGCCTTGTCAAGATCCCATCCCATGTTTGCCGCTGCTTGATAGCAAACAAAAACAAGATCAGCAAGCTCCTTGAGCAAGTGCTCCTTTGTTGCCTGATCGGTTTCGTCGTACTCAACAAAAGCTTCGATCACTTCGCGGTATTCTTCAACGATCAAAGCAATTTGAAGATTGAACTGAGGGCTGCCTTTTGAGCTATCGCTTTGAACCTCAAAGGCCTCGCGCCACGCAAGGGCCTGTTCGTAGAGTGTGTTCATTTCGGTAAAAGAAAAGCCCCGCCGAAGCGGGGCAGTTGACAGATCAGCGATCAATCACAGATCCATTTCGTCGTCGCCTTCGACCTCAGCATCTTCAGCACTGCCCTCGAACGGGGTGAGAATGATGCGACCGGCCTCGGCGGTCACTTGAACACGGCTGCCGGGCTCAAAACCAGCAATGGCGCTGTGACGTGAACCGACAACACAGTTGCCGCCCTTGCCAACTTTGATGACGGGAGCACGGTTGCGACGGCTGGCGTAGCTGCGACGAGCATCGGGAATTTCAATGCCGGCAGATGCTTCGGCCAGCTTCTTAAAGAACTCGTTCTTGTGAATCCGGGTCTGGGTTTCGCCGGTTTCGGGATCGGTGATTTCGGTGTAGTAACCAGCGCCGAAGGCGAGGTCATCACCATTGGCACCTTGGTTTGCCTGAGCGTAATCAAGCAGGGCTTGGCCGGTCTTCTTCTCGCCGACAGTCTTGATTTTCGCGGGCTTCGCGGTCTCTTCTGCTGCGGTTTCGACGGTGGCGGTTTCGGTGGTCATTTCAGAATCAAGCTGGGTGGGGTCGAGGACGATTTCGGCGTCCTGCTTTTTGCGTGCCATAAAGGCGGGGTGGCTGACTTGTGAAAGTTAGCACACCGAGCGGGAGCTTGCAAGCCTTTAGTCGTCATTCCAGTGATCACGGACCGCAAGGGCAGCTTTTTCTTCGGAAAGCCGCGAGATCCTGATGAAAACCCCAGGCCCGTCAGCCGGATCGCAAAAAAGCTTCACGGAGGAGGTAGCAATGACCATGCCATCATCCTCGTAGCAAATTTTTGTCAACGCATCGCCACATGCTCTCAAGAGTTTATCGGCATCTCCTTTGTGTGCGTGAAAAGTTGGGGCTGATGGCTTAAGTTGTCCCTTGCTATTAAAATGATACTTAGGACGTGGCATATAAAATACTGCTGTAAGAACAAAAAGACCTGATTGCTTCCAGTCCGAGGGGCGCAGCAGGGTTGCTATGCGCCCGATCAGATCCCGCCAGGGATGAAGGCCGGTGGCCTGCTCAACCATGGTCACAGCAACGCGCTGACGGCCTGTCTTGTCGGTGTAGGCGCGACCAAAGGCCCGCTTCGAGCCCTGTGTTTTTGGGTTGCCGGAGACAAAGAAGCAGTAAGACTGATCAGCGCAATTTTCAAGCGTCTCCATCGCGCTGGTCGTCATTGTCAGCAGCCTCTTGCTTGTAAATCTCAATCAGTCTAGCAATCAAGGTTCTTCTTTCAAATCTGTCAAGCCGAAGGCTCAGGTCTTCTGCAAGTCGCCTAACTTGGTCAGCGGTTGGGTTGATGTAAAGACTGATTGGCCGAAGTTTTTTCTTTCTTTCCCAAATGCCAATGTCTTGAGCACAGTCAAAAATATCCTTGTACTTTTTATCTGCGCCTACCTGTTCAAGTAAATGTGGATATTGATTGTAAACCTTATCAAGCAAGTAGAGCCTTCTATATTTATCGCGATTTGTGTTTTTGTACTTTTTCTTTAAGTAGTATTTTATTCTAAGATACTCAAAAAACTCTTGAGGAAAGTCAAATCCTTCATGCTGTTCGGCAAGCCATCTTGTAAACTTTACTGCACACTGCTGCTGTGTTTTATCTTTTACTGCTGCTTTTGCTGAATTTGCAAGAAAAGTTGCAAGCGTTATTCTTTTTATTCCAAGGCCGTAGCTGACGTTAAACAAAAAGTCCTTCGCACCGCTGAGTTTGATTTCCTTATTGGTAAATGTTCTATAGCCTAAATAAACCTTTTCATCTATTATTTTGCACATTGTCACAAAAAAGACCTCAGAGGCCTCTCCGTTGATCACGGTTCCGAGGTGCAGCCTTGCATCAGCGACAAGGCGAGCGCCATAGAAAAGATCGTTTTTATCGCCAAGCATTTTAGTTTTCGATAAGTGAAGCAACCACCTGCTCTAGATTATTCAAACATGAATTGTTCAGGATTACTTTGTCAAACTCCATATTGTCTAAAAGCCCTTCCGATTTGTGCATTCCACTGTAGAGCGCAGAATCCCTTTGTACGCGCCAAATCTTTCCGCCAAGACTTCTTATCATTAGCGCTTCATTCGGATGCCGCAGATCATCAATAACGCATCGCTCATGCTTTAATATATTGACTTTTGCAATTTTAACCCAGAAATCATCTGCGATCATATTTCTTCCCCAGTCTGTTCCGAGTTTTTGCTGAATATATCTTGAGGTTACGCCAAGTTCGGGAATCACCTCTTCCTTGTCTACGTGAACAAGTCTATGCGCTTTGCTTTCGCTGTAGCCAAGCTTCATCAGCAAATAAGCATTAGTGTATTTTATTGGTGCTGCAAATGAAATTACCTTGAAGCCATGTTTTTTATCGAGAATACTAGCAATAGTGCTTTTGCCGGATCGAGGAGCAGAGGCGTAAATAGCAATAAGCTGTCTCATTGCGCGTCATCCAAAACCAATTTAACTTGAAAAGGAAGATCGGCAATGCCCAAAACAGGAAAACCAAAAAGACAGGAGATTGAGCCAGGCGTAGTGGGGGAAGTAGCCCCTGACATTGACAGGAAATAGTTGTCAGTGCGCCTAGACCGCGAGTTAAGTTCAATTAGTGCGGCGGTTCCAATAAGCCAGCCCCTTGGCGTTGCTCCAAGTTTCCTATAGAAGGAAAGTTCCTCAATTGCCAAGTCAAGTGGATTGAAGCTCATTTCCTAGATTGATGATTTACACAAGAAAGCCTCCTTTCGGAGGCCTTCAAGTCCTGGTCTTACAACTCGATTCGCCTTGGCAAGGCCCAGAGGCCACATGCGGGGGCTGGCGCCACCTTGCTCTCAGACGAGACCCAGTTTCTTCTGCGCCGTTTCCTTGATCTACCGCATGGGCCGAGCAGTAGAGGCTTTGACGCTGGGAGGCAAATCAGCATGGCAGGAATCGTCTGCCACTGTTCGCCAGGGCGATCAGAACGGAACGTCGTCTTCGTCGGGCTCCTGAGGCTGGTTTCGAGCTGGAGCTGGGGTTGATCGACGCTGACTAGGCATCGGCTCTTCAGACTGTCGCTCGGGGAGGGTGAAATCGGTTGCATCCATGTAGATTGCAACGTATTCCGTGCCGTCCTTCTTGGTTTTGTTGGCAATGGTCTTGACGGAACCAACAATGGTAACGAGGCGACCATCCTCCATGAACCTTGTCACGGTCTCAATCTTTTTGCCATAAAAAGCGGCATTGACAAAGTGAGACTGTTTTCCGTTCGTGGTTTTTGCACGAATACTGACGACAGCACGACGACCGTAATCAGTTTCTTCTGCTTTGACCTCGCCGGTCACATAGCCGTTGGCGACAAGTGTAAGCATTGAAGTTTCGGGCTTAAATGCCCGACGTAAAGTGTGTTATTTTGTAAGCAAGAAATCTAGTTCTTGCTGTTGCCGCAAAAAACACAATGACTGCGTTTGATTGCGACTGGTTCACCCTAGGCGGGACTTGCCGCTTTGTCAAGATAAATAGGTTACGGAGCAAGGCGGGCACGATGAAGCCTGGTTTTTTCGTACCAGGCAGCAATTTCTGGAGTCCATTCGCAAAAATGGGGCCACATTAAATCACACAGATGACGAATCTCCTCTTGCGCATCAAGCTTGGCGCGTAGATCCATGAAATGCAGGAAAGCACGCAAGCTAAGGCTCATTACAAAATGTTGCCGGTAGTCAAAAGGAAGAATGCCACGAGCATGTTCTTCTGCATATCCCATATCAATTAAATTCTTGTAACGCCAGGCAGCTTCTAGACACAGATCAAGGTCTACAGCTCTATCTTCCCAGGTGTATGTGTACTTTTTACCTTTGCGATCAGCGTATTCGCCTACAGGGCGAAGATAGAAAACTTGGTCAAGGGGGATCTTGCTTTCTGCGGCATCGCAAATTCGTTGACCAGTGTAACGCATTGATTGAACATCAAAACTTACCCCAACTCTGTGAGTGCGTGCTTGCTGCATCACCGAATGTGGAAACCAACCAATATTAAGTACAATTTGCGCGTGCTCCAGTGGACCATAATGACCGCGCTCACCAGCAAGTAGACGTTTGACGCAGATTTCACCAGCCTTGGTTTCATCTGGCCATGATTCTTTTAAATCAGAAACAAACTCTTCGCAATAATCTTGGTGCATTGCTGCATAAATACATTGCTGTGGATTAGGTGTAGCAGCAATTAGGGAAACTTTAAAAAGTGGATCAATCATTGTTGTTTGTAAATAAAAAATTAAAGTTGCTTTTCAGCACGTTCTGCTTCAGTAGTAAGCAAAACATATAAAGCTTTACGTTCTTCCCAAATAGCATAAGCATCATCTGTTGCTTTAGGCCCAGGAGCTTTAAGGTTTGGAATCAACCAATCGCGTAAAGCACGGATTTCAGCAGCATAACCTGGACCTTCTGCAAACCCTGGTGAACGACCTTTAAAGTAAGCAGTTTCCAATACTTTCCAAAGCGGTTCAGTCATTGCTTACCTCCTGCCCAGGCAGCGGCAGGCACGCAGCCGCCGATTGATAGGCGGCGGATGCTGACTCGGCACTGTCAAAAGTGCCCAAGTGAATCAACTTGCCATCAATCCTGATCCTGGCCTGATACTTGCCATCCCGAAATTTGACTCCTATGCCGTAGCGTGATCTATTGATTTTGTTTTGGCTATTGAGCCTGTGACTAGCTAGTCGCAAGTTGCCGGGGTCGTTGTTTGTCCTATTTCCATCAATGTGATCAATTTGATAGGCACCAGGGTCATGGCCAGTAGATAAGGCCCAGATGATTCGGTGGTTGAGATAAGTCCTGTTCCGCATTTTGATTCTGTAATAGCCCGCTGAGCCAATGCTTCCTGCCTCATTACCAACACGAATCGGGCTACAGGAAGCTGGCTTCTTGATCCATGTAAGCCAGGTGGTAGATGCAGCATCAACTGCAAGAAGCTCGCCAAGCCACACGGGGCAAAGCGTAATCCGACTGCTCATTTTGACTTCTCCACTGAAGGAATTGGCAGGGCGTGGGCGGGGAGGCAGTGAGTGTAGTCTTCGGAAGAATATGAAATAAGCTTGGAATCAACCCATTCCCACCAGTTGCAAATACCCCAATTCCACGCCCAGCACATGCCCCTCTTATCACACCATCCCTCGCGCTCCCAGGGCCGCTCACTCACCGGCACCGGCTGCGGTGGGCTCAGGCGCTGGAGTAGATCGGCGGCGCGGGTAAGCCAGTAGGGGTCCACTGTCACGCTGTCTGGATAAGCCTCGGCCCAATGCCGAAACAGACCCATCACTTCCGCCACCTCCCCATCAGTAGGCAGCTGCGGCGCAGGGTTACCCCAGCGGGTAAGCACGGCGCGGGCGGCATCTTCAAAGCCGACTTGATCCATGAACTCGCAGCCACGGCAAAAGTCGTGGTAGATCAAGCCCAGCTCCTCATCGCTAGGCTGCCCAGTGACAGAGGCCGGCTCCCTGCCTTGCGGCACAGCCGGTTCATCTGCCAAGGCATCCGTCACCTTCTGCCGCAACAGGACGGATTCGCGGTACCAGTAATAGTCCTCGGGATCGTCCAGCTCATGACGCGCCTCTAGCTGGCCTTGCATGTAGGCCATGTGTAACGCCAGGCTGATCAACAGGTCGCGGATGGGGTCAATCATTGGTGTTCTCTACAACAGGAGCTTCAGCAATCAAACGCAGCAGCAGGTCGCGCTGCCGCAGGCGGGCATCAGCCCGAGCAGCAGCAGCCCGAGCAGCAGCCCAAGCAGCAGCAGCAGCATCATCAGCAGCATCAACAGCAGCCCGAGCAGCATCAACAGCAGTAGCAGCGGCCCAAGCAGCATTAGCAGCAGCAACAGCAGCA